GGAGTAGCAGTGTTGATACCTACTTTACCATCCTTGGTCACAGTTAATATAAGATTGCTTACATCATAGACTTGCATAACTTCTTTTTGTGTGTTTGTCTGTTGAACTAATAAGGCAGGTCCAGACAAGTTGTTCTTAATCTCAACATTTCCGATTACATCTACTGACTTGTCGGGAATAGTATTGTTGACACCAATCTTACCATCACTCTTTATGACAAAGGCTACATTACTGTTAGCATCTTGTGCTTCAATGACATTTTGTGAGCCATATTGGACTACTTGCAAAGCTGGACCATCTGTTGCTTCACTAACAATGAGCATATTCTCGGTTGTGTACTTAGTTGTTTCAATAATAGTGGTATCACCTATGACCTCCAAGTTACAAGTTGTAATCTTTCCAGTGATAGTTAGGTCATTAGCATGCACTCTTCCTACTACATCAAGTGCATTTTGTGGTGTTGCCGTATTGATACCTACTTTACCATCCTTGGTCACAGTGAGTATAAGATTGCTTACATCATAGATATTCAATAATTGTATTGCATTATTTTGCCTTACAGTCAAAGTTCCCAATATATTTAAACTGTCATCATATATATCATCAACAATAAAACGATTACTAGTACCATTCAAGGCTTTATCAATATCAACCCACCATATATTACTACCAATACCACTTAGTCCAGCTTGTTCGGCAAAATTTACTAATGGCTGAGAAGTTCCTTCTTCATTTACAAGATCTATACGTAAGCCTTCTGATGTTGGATATAAATAAACGTTATTACTTCCATTAGCAGACAATAACAATCCTGCCGCATTCAAATTTACACTATTATTATCAGTATTGGTTAATTTCAATTCGTTATTCAATGGATCACTTGATAGTATAGTGTCTCCCAAATATAAAGAATTCCCTGATAAATATAAATCTCGCCATTTATTCTCAGTTGTACCCAAATCGAATATACTATTACTCGAAGGTTCAATAGTACCTGTAAAAATAGTGTTTTTATTTAAATGGATTGTACTAGAGTTAAAGGTTGCTAATTTGTCAATAATATCATTATTTTTAACAGCTATGTAAGGTTCATATAATATATTATTATCTATATTATGAGATTTTGTACCAAAAATAGCAGCATTTTTATTATCATTATATGAATAAAGATTGCAATTATCTGCAACAAGATTTAAGTGCACATCATCTAAAGTAGATGAAAATTTCGCGACAGTTGAATAATTAGATGTCTTAGTTATAAGTTTAATTTTACTGTCTTCATTCAAAGCCATTGAATTGCTTCTAAATAAAAATATTATTTTATTTTAGCAAAATTGATAATTCACATAAATCAATTATAACAAAAAAAATCATAGTAGACTCAATTTAGAACATATAAAATCTAGATCATCATGACAATATTCTTCGTAATATTTTAGTGTTTCTAACCATGATAATGCCTGAACAGTCCCTTCTATTTCGTAAATAGACCAGAATTTATCTAATGTACTTTTGCGTAATTCTGAATTATTCATATATATTATTGTATATATATATTTTTATATATATATTCTCATGAAAATGCGTGGATATAAACAAAAGTCACACAAAAATGATATAAACGGCGCTTCATTTTTCAATACTACAATGTCGGAAATTGATATTGAAGAGCTCAGTCATTGCTTTACCAAAAGTCTTGTGTTGCAAAATAATAAATTAAAGACAGAAGATACTGGAAAGATGTTTGAAATGGCTATTTGCAAGGCCTTAAATATTACATACAATGGTAAGTACAAATATGATATGCATCTCGCGGATAAATTATATCCAAGACTTCATAAATTATCAACATTATTTCCTAAATGTACTCATACAGCTAAAGCAGGTTCACCATATGATTTTACTTCAATTGAAGAACCAATAGTACATTTAAGCGCTAAGACATGTAAAAAAGGACAGGCAAAGGTTGCACCCCAAGTCATAGGACAAGCAACACCCGAAAAACTTTGTAATATCTTACAAATTCAATATACAACGGATGAGAATCTGAAAATGTATATTCAAAATAATACGATTAAAATGCTAGAACTTATGACACAATATACTTTTAATTGTTCAAATATATATTATCATCAACAAAATGATACTATCAAATTGATTAAATTACATACTCCAATTGATTGGAACAATTATACCTATAATTGGACACGTAATTGGAAAGATTGGAATAATTCTAGTACTTGTAAAATAGTACTTGAAAACAAAATAATTCCGATTGCAGAATTTCAGCTACATAAAAAAAATAGGACAAATATGGCAATCAGATTTTCATATGACAAGATACTAGAAATTTTCAAATCACATTTCGAAATTGTTCATCTCTAGACAGAACAAATATTCTTGAATAGGTTTATCTTTATTATATTTGAAAGATTTGAAACGTTTATAGTCTTGTTCAACTACAGAACATTTCCCATAAACACTCATTAATTCAATCAATTTATCTTTTGTTAATAAACTTTCATTATTATATGACATAAAGATCCATTTTGTTTTTCCTTGTAATTTCAAGAATAGTTCTCTGAAAGCATTTTCAACATTACTTTTTTTGCAAAATGGAGAAATAAAGCAATCTGTTGGAATTCCAGTAACCCCTTTCAATTCAGGTTGATTCTTAAGAATCTCTGGGTTCTTAGCAATCATATTTAAAGGAAAATAATTTTTTGAATACTGCCTTTCATTATATGGAGGATCTAGATATACTATATCTATATTGGATAATTCTTCAGTTAAATCTATAATATTTTTATTATATACAACGGATTTTTCATCAGCAATCTTAGTATTTGTATGTATAGGTATCATTTCCATTTTTTTCTTTGCTTTATCCTTGAAATTTTTAAGATAACAACCATATACTGCTGGAACATTGCTTACATTATCAGCACTTACTATCAGAGATGCTAACAAGAAAATGTACTCTTGTCTACTTAAAGAATCAGACAATTCTTCAATAGCACATCGAATATAGTCTATTTTCATAGCATTATCAGTTGTAAAGAATTTTCTTTCATTAGTATTATATGGACTATAATGTTCTGTTATATAACCAACTTTCTTTCGTTCACTTCGATCATAACTATTAAAATCATCTATAATATTCTGTAATTTTTGAGAATATGTACTTTGAGACAATGCACTTGTTATAATGTAACTATATAATTCTGCATCATTGCTTACAACTATACAGCCTAAATTTCTCAAATAATGTGATACAATACCAGTACCAGCAAATAAGTCAGCTATACATTTACCTTCCATTTCATAACCTGTTTTATCTTCAATATGCTCAAAAATCCAGTCTAATAATTTATATTTTGAACCAATATAATTTAATCTTTGCACTTTCAATTCGGTCATTATAATATGCAACTATATAATATTCATTTATTAATTGACATTCATTTTTTTATTTTTATTGCAACATTAAACGATTAGCTTTTTCATATGCTTTATGTATTGCTATATTTTGTGCCTTAATTCTTTCAAGTCGATGAAATTCTTCTTCCTCTTCTTTTCTTTTTTTTTGTTCCATATATTTTCTCTCTTTTTCAGTGAGACCACGTTTAGTTTTATTATCTCTATACTTTTCATATTCTTCAACACTTCTAAAATCCTTTCGATTTTTTATTGCATCAGGATTAACTAATCGCATGCCACTGTGTGCTTTCATATAATCTGTATATGCTAAATCTTTATTTTCAACAGAACTACTATAGTCATCTGGGCGTTTTGCTCCAATTTCTGTAAATTTAAGAGCCTTTGCCATTATTAAAGGTTCTGGTTCTTTATATTTAACAATTTCTTTGGACACAGGTACCTTTTTATTGAATACTTCATTAAATGTAGAATTGTCTACTTTAGACTTATTGAATACATTTTGCACATTGATATCGTCACGATTGCTAGTAGACTTATCCATAAAATCTCCATATCCAAATGTATTATTGTCATCTTGATATCTACATTCATCAAATACTTTATTGAATCTTTTTTCAAACGGTTCATTTTTCATAATACTGATAGAAGGATGAGGCATTTCAGTGTTAATCAATTTATCAAAATATTCATTGGAATCTTTTTTTAAATCATAATGTGATTTATTAGCATTTCTTGCTTTATATTCTTCTGCTAGAGTTTTAAAACAAGATGTAACAAAATCAAATACAGTTTTATTTCCACCTTTATCAGGATGTGTTTTGAGTGCAGTTTCCCTATAAGCATCTTTGAGCTGTTGCCAAGTGAAATTTTTGGGTACATTAAGAACTTTGTAAGGGTCAAGTGAAGCTAAATCTAATTTATCTGTTGCATTATCAGACATATATTGTTGATATTGAAAATTGTGTAAATCTTGCTGTTTCGCAGATGCATTTCCCATAATATAATGAAACAAGATTTATTTATACCTTTTTACATACAGTATAAAAGTATATAAGGGTTATATACATCTTAAATATAAGCTACCATAGCTCAGTTTGGTTAGAGCGAACGGCTGTTAACCGTTAGGTCGCAAGTTCGAGTCTTGCTGGTAGCGTTATTTTTATAATTTATATGTAATTCTTTATGCAAAATACATATAAAAATAAATCACAATAAATATAGAAAATGCTTAGAAAATTATTAATTATAAGTTATATGTCATATATATCTGCTTTTTATATGCAATTTAATATTCCTTCTTATCAACTTTCAAGAAGACAATTATTAATTAATACTGCTCTTAGTACACCTGTACTTTCTTTTGCTACTGAAAATACACAAAAGCCTATTTGTGTAATAGGTGCAAGTGGACAAACTGGTACCGAGTGTGTAAAACAATTAGCTAAAGACTATCATCAAGTTAGGGCAGTATCTAGAAAAAGAATATTAGAACAAGACTTACTCGATTTAAATCCAAATGCAAAATCGTGTATCAAACATTATAATATAGATATTAAAGATTATACTAAAATTAATGACATCATATACGGTACATCTACTGTGATATTTTTAGCTAATGCCAAAAAATACAATAGGTATGTTCAGACTGATTCTGAAGAGTATCAAAATTATGAAGATATTGATGTACACGCTTTAAAAAATATTGTTACTGCGTGTATAAAAAATAAAGTATCAAGATTTGTATATGTCTCTGCATCGTGCAGATCTTGTATACAAGATGAAAGTCTAGACATTGATAAAATGTGTGGTATAAAATGTGAGAATTGCAGGTCAAAACAAATGGGAGAGAAACTTATAAAAAAATATTATAAACTAGCAAATCTACCTTTAGTAGATTATACAATTATTCGCATAGGATTCTTGATAAATGGTATTTTTAATGGTGATAGTAGAGGAATTAAAGAACTTGAGATTAATCAAGATTATACTAAGTCGGGTATGATATCGAAATATGATCTGGCCAATATTTGTATTAATGTACCCAAATATAAACAAACTGCTTCGACAACATTTGAAGCATACTATAGAGATACAGCACAGCCATTTGCGATTGAAGAAAGTTTGAATTTATGTACTAATGCTGGAAAATCTATGGAGGAATGTTTTTTTGGTTCTGTATATAAAAATTCTAAACCCAAAAATTTGGAAGAAGTTCGTAATGCACCAATTAAAGGTAGTATTTTTTATACTGGTAATGAAAAAACAGGTGATAATTGGGAAGAACTTTATAGCAGTCTGAAAAAAGATTAAGACAAATTCATATAAAGCTTAGCATACTAATATATAAAATTTGAAAATATGTATAGACTAAAAAGTATTCTAATTCTTTCTCTAAGTTATCTAGCTTCTGCTTTTGTTAATACACTGACTACAAAGATTGCTTTGAGACAGAAAACCACTACATTAAGAATGTGTAATGTAAATGCTACAGATATTATGCAAAAAATTAAAGGTATTACATCGCGTCGTGATATAATTAAGATTGGAACAGCATCAAGTGCATTGTTAGTGTTTGATAGTATCTTTAGAAAAGAAGCTTCAAATGCACAAGAAGAACTAGATCATTCTTGGACAGTACATAATGGACCATTTACAGATGATTTTATTAAAGATTTTGAAACAACTAAGAGTGGATTGTTGTACAAAGATGTGAAACAAGGCACTGGTAAATCTCCAAATGATGGAGATGCTGTAACAATCCAAATGGTTGGATATATTTTTGAATCAGGAGAGAAGTGGTCCAATACTTATAAAGGTATTCCTGCATATCAATCTGTTGTCAGAGCTGGTGCTAGAGAAAACCAAAAATTCATGAAAGGTCTTAATGAAGGCGTAAAAACAATGAAAAGAGGCGGTCGCAGGATATTGGTTATCCCTGCTTATTTAGCCTATAATTACGTAGCGATTTATTCGGAAAAGGATCCAAGCGTAACAATTATTCCTGCAGGTGCTGCACTTGTTTGTTATGTTGAAGTAATGTCTTTCAAACCACTTGCCTAAACATTGCAATATTTTGCCAATGCATATTGCTGTGATATTTTAGTAAGCTTCTTCTTACCATCTACTATTTGCATATTTTTAATTTTATTTAAATTTTTTGATATCAAAGCACGTAAATCTTTGATATTTTTCTTATGCTCCTTGCCTTCTTTAGCGAGATCTGAACTTCTTAATTTTTTTAATTCAATATTTCTCTCTTTTTTGTCACTTATCTTATTTTTCAATTCTTTTGATCTAGCCTTGACTACACTAGTAATTTGTTTGAAACTTTGCAATTCTGCCTTTAATCTAGCCTTATCAGCCTTGATTTCTGTTCTAATTTCTTTTGCAGTTGCATTTCTTTTTTTCTTAACTTCTCGAATTTCGCGCATCTTTGATTTTTCTTCTCTGACAGTCTGTTTTAGATGATTAATTTTACTATTTAGATTGTCATTGTCTAGCATAGTATTTTTTATATCTTTACATTCTTTTGTGGCTTTAGCTTTCTGTTCCTTTAAATTTTGTTGTTGTCTCTTGAATGTTGCAGACACATTTGCTTTACAATCTTTTCTTTGTTTAACAGGCAATTCTTTACACTTAGCTTCATCAGTATTTTTTGCATCCGTTATTTTCTGCATTTTATTACTGAAATCATTATTAACATTTTCAATACATTCTTGAATTCTCGCTAAAGCTTCTTGTTTTAGTAATTTAGAATCTTCCTTCTTTTGTTTAGTCAATTCTTTCAATTGGGCTCTATTTTCTTTATTATTTACACGCAATTCTTGTAATTGTACATCATATTTACTTTTTGGTTTTTCAGTGTTTAAACTTTCTGTTGACATCATAGCATATATATTTTCTATAACAGGGTGTGCAAAATTGCGAGCATCTTGTGATCTATTTAGATAACTAATATAGCCACTTATTTTATCCTGAAAACTACGTAATCCACTATTAGTAAAATAACCTTGTGTGTCAAGGTATTGTTGTGCAAAATCGTCAAAATTATCTTTGAATTTATCATCTTCGCGTATTATATTTAAAAGTTTTATCATTTCCATACCATCTTCTGTAAATGGTGTAGCTGTCATTAACAATACTCGTACACTATCATCACCAGATTTAGTATAAGAATCTTGAATCATCTTCTCTAATATTACAGTATTAGGTCGCTCACTCTTTGCAACTGTAGGTGAATATAATTTATGTGCTTCATCAATAATTAGCAGTGTTTTTTTTAGAGGATCTTCTTCACCATTACGACGCACCATTTCATTATATATTTTATTTTTTTTCAAAAGCATATTGCTGAATTGTTTATATGAAATAGGTTCCATCCAATTTTTGGATACATATTTGAGATTACTACTTATTTTTTTTGGTAATGTGAGCCCGTTTTTAATTTTTTCTTGAATATCAAGACTACATACTTGATTATACATGTTTTTCCAAATATCTGTTTTAAGTGTATGCCTTGTCACCCATAATATTGTATATCCTTGCATATCGAAACTAGTTGTGGCAGTAGCTATAGCAGAACATGTTTTTCCAGTTCCAACAGAATGATAAAAAAGAATACCCTTATATGCTGAAGATGGTTGAAAATAATTTCGTACAAAATCTTGCGTAGGTGTAAATGATACAATATTACCATTTCCACCAGTTGAACCTCCTGTACATTTGTTTTCAAGACGGATTTCAGGATATGCATATTGACCATAATTATTGCGAATAAATTGACGCATTCTTGCTATATTTAATTTTTGTTGTGGGGTACCTCCTGATTGACTTAAGGTTCTTGTAACACTTCTTGGACTAGATGCACTTAATATAGGTGATGGATTAGGTATAGAAAATGTATGAATACTTCTATTTAATTCATAATCAACAGATGCTTCAATTGCTGCATTCTCTAGCTCGGCTGCAAAAATAATTTTCCTTAAATCAATATTTGAGTATTTTAAATATAAATCAAATAATGTTTTTACATTTGAATATTGAGATTGTTGAGTATTTGGAATGCTTACATCATATTTGAAAACATATAGTGGCCATCCAAATTGTGGATGAAATTCAAGACCTTTTTGTCCACAAAATCTTGTACCACGACCAATAGCTTGTTTTTCATCTGCTGGAACACTAAGAGGTTCAAATAAATGCACATATTTAACATCATATAAGTCAATGCCTTCTTTAAATCCTTGATCCAATATAATAAATCGAATCAAATCTCCATTTATATTGTCTGGTCTTGAATTATATTTTTCCATCACTGATTTTCTTATTTTTACATTTAGCGGTCTATCATAAAATGATTTACTTATTAATACCGCAAAATTATTACCTTTAGTCTCAAGCAATTTGTCATCAGGATATACAGCAAACCCTGTACCTTGTGGATGTATAACCATTTGCATACCATATGCTGAAAGTCCAGATGCAATTATTTTGACTCCATATGCACTGCGATTTACATCTGTAAAAATAATATGTTTATATAACTTTCCTTTCGTCTTCAGATCTTTGGCATCAAGTTTTTTGATATTTTTTAGTAATAATTTTAGCTTAGGAGATGCATCATTTTCGATATAAAGTTTTAGCATATCAGGATCAAATTCTTTTTTATCAATCATATGAAAGGGTTTTACTATACTAAAATTTGTTCTATTACGAATACAATCAGCTGTTGAGTTTTTATCATCTTCGTTATCACTAACGTCACTAACGTCACTTGCGTTACTTGCGTCACTTGCGTCACTTGCGTTACTATCAAAACTGGATTTAGTTAAACTACCTGTACTAGATTTAGACATATTTTATCTATTTATTCATCACAAAAAAAATGCATATATCATATTTATTATTTTTTCTATTTACACCAACTTTATTTATCTAAAACTATACAACTATTTCTTTCCTTCAAAATATTTTCTATCAAAATGACATTTATCAATATTTTGAATAATGGCTACATCATCATAATCTAATAGTTGCATAAATTTTTTACCGTACATCCATATTTCATTATTAGTCTCAACATCTGTTAAGTATACACATACAACATCTACAAAATCTTCGTCAATAGCTTCAATATGAATATAATAGATATTGCCATCAGATAATTGTATCATATCACCACAAGATATCTCAAATTGTAATTCATAAATATATATATTATTTACCTTGACTGATCCATTATATATAGACCAACAATCCCATTTATTGGATTGTATAGATGTATCTTTACTAGGTATATTAATTTTTTGAGACCGTATGTAGTCTATAATAGCCTTTTTACTCCATCGACATGATAATTCAATTCTATTAATATAAAATTCATTTATTAATTCTAATAAAGTGTAATTTTCGTATTTACCTGTATATTCATCATAAATATATTCTATAATCTCACTTTCTAAAGATACATCATAAGACTTTTGTAATCTCTCAAAAAAACAAGCAAATTCAATGGCATCCATACCTAGCTATTAGGTCCTAATAAGTCAACAATCATTTTTTACATTAGTAATGTGATACTTAAGAATATAACATGAAATGTACTTAAATATTTGAACCATTTCAATTATCAACAATGTCATATAAGTTATATTCAGCACTAGGACTCAATAGAAATAATAATCCGGATCAGAATGAAATAAAAAGAGCCTATAAAAAAATGGCTATGGAATTTCATCCGGATAAAAATAAAGATAATCCAAAAGCAGAAGAGAAATTTAAAGAAATTTCGAATGCATATGCAGTATTATCAGATGAAGAAAAGAAACGTATATATGATCAAGTAGGTGATGAAGGTTATGCTGAAAGAGAAGGGATGTCACAAGGAGGTCCTATGAATCACGCAGATATATTTGAGCATTTTTTCAGAAGTCATAATAATCCATTCGCACAACATTTTGGTTTTGATTTTGATGAAATGAGGGGAAATCATAATAATAATCATAGAAATTGTGCTTCAATTCATAAACAGCTAAATATTAGTCTTGAAGAAGCGTTTGAAGGTGTCAATAAGAATATGACAATAAGTGTTACTAAACATTGTATGAATTGTATGGCAACATGTGTAAATTGTAATGGTACAGGCGTGGTCAAGCAAATAAAACATATGGGGTTTTTAACACAAGTATTTCAAGGGCGATGTGATAAATGTAGTGGTGCAGGTCATTCTATCAATGGTAAAAAATCTTGTACAGAATGTAATGGGAATGGAAAATATTCACAAGATATGAATGCTCATTTAAGTTTACCAAGAGGAGTTGCATCTGGATTAAAGACAGCATTTCCAGAATTAGGAGAACAACCGCGTGCACCAAATCAAAGAGCTGGTGATCTGATATTGGAAATTAATGTAACAGAACATCCTATATTTAGACGTAATCAAAATGACTTATATTATAAATGTGATCTGACTTATATCGAAAGTATATTAGGTAAGGAAATTACTATTCCATATTTTAAAGAACATATTAAAATAAATACAAATATGTTTGGAATTGTATATCCAGGTAAATCATATATGATTGAGGGCAAAGGTATGCCAATTGTAGACACAAATAAATATGGAAATATGTATATAGAATTTAATATAAATTATCCGAAAATCAAGAAGGCTGATAAGGTTGCGGAATTAGAAGCTTTGCTTCGTGAAACATTTCAATTGTAACTAGCATATGCAGAATATTCTGAAAAAAGTACATTATCGAAGAAATCAGAGTTGCCAGTTGTCATATATCGAACAATACCGGGCTCCCCATCATATAATATATTTTCATTGATCATACCAGTATTGTAAAATTTATCACAAGAACATACCTTGTCTTTTTGGATATCTTTATTAGTTCGTAAATTTTTAATTTTAATACCATTAAATTGATTAACAAAATTGCCAGTTTTGCAAGCACATTCTATATTTATATTCTTCTGATTTGTATCATAACTAATTGTATATAAAGGTTTTTTAGTTTTATCCATTGCATTAATTATGTATACGCCCTTATTTCTATTAAAAATATCCATTTGTCTTTTACAACGTGATGTTTTTGAAACTTGTCTATTAATACTATCCCAATATAAAATCATGCTAAATATGATAATTATACATACAAAAAGTAGATTTAGACCTATTTCCCACATACTAAAGCCGATAGCAAAAGGATATATTGTTTTGTAAAGTGTAGTCATTACACTAGGACCAACATATTGTATAGCATTTTGTGCCTTAATCATTGCACTTGAACCAATATTTTTCACGTTATTCATTATATAATGTAATCTTATTAAAATGCTATATTTTATTTCATTGCATTATCAATATCTTCTCTTGGTACCTCGGTTGTATATTCTGCTTGTTTTTGTATTAGGACATCTTTGACTTTATTATAATTTGCGACTGATGCATCTTTTACATTATCTGCAATAGTCCTAATATTATCTTCAATATCAGATATAGTACATTTAGTAGATGTTATACCTAGTTCACATTTTTTCTTAGATACTTCGTTAGCAAACATAATGCTAAGTTTTTTCACTGTACTTGCATCATTTGGTATATCCATTGTATTCTTCTGTATACAGTTGTTTATTTCAATCATCTCAATATCGCTTCGTTTTCTAGGGGCCTGACCTTCTTTGAAATTTACTCTAACTAACGGCACCTTATTTTTTAGTTTGGCAATTACTTCGCGTTTCTTTTCTTCGCATTTTGCTTTATTATAACCATATAGTCGGTTTGTTAAAAATAAATCTAATGAAGCATTAAGATATTCTTTATCTAATTCATATCCTTCAAACACTATACCAAATGTTGATTCCATAAAAGTTTTCAAAAATTCTAATATTGCATCAAAACTCTTTTCCATTCTCTTAGCAAAAGCATCTGAACCAAATAACACATCTGATAAATTGTCAAATAAACCAAATAAACCAGTTTCTCTACATTCTTTAAATACAGGTAGATTATCAATAATAAAAGCAAAAAGCCCGAATATACTTCTTAAAACTTTCCATATAATCCATAATAAGACAAATAACTCACCTAACATAGCTACTAATACAACACACACATCGAAAATAAATGTTAGTATAGCGTGTAATATTATATAAAATGGTGTTGTTATATTAGCCTTTTTTCGCAATATAATTTTTTCATATACAAAATAAATTAGTCTGATAAAAAAATATAGAATATATAAACAAATGTATACAATTAATAAGCAAAAAAGATTTATCAAGAAACGAATCGGACCATCATTTTTGAGACTATCGAAAAATTTCCCTAACATATTTTAGAGCTCTTAATCTTATGCCATTTTTTTATTTTACTGATTTTATGCAACCATTATCATCTATATAAAAGTGTTTAATCTCAAGTGATTTAAGAATATCGGCTGATTTGTAACTATTTTCATTATCATATATATCTAATAAATCTTGTTTATATTGTATTATTTCCTTTTCAAAACCATATTTTTCCAATAACCTATCAAATATCATATCAATCTGTTCATAGAAATTCTTTGATTTATGATATTCAGTCATTGTGCAATTTATGTTATGTCATATTTTTATAATCATTTATCATTTTTTTATATATCATTTGATAACAAATAAAAAAATGATAAAGATGAATATATAGTCAAAATATATGTGAAAAAATGAGCACACGTAAACCTTGTTCCAATATTTCTACAGCAACATATTCTGGTAAAGAACAATCACCACTTAGATTTGGTTTGTCAGCAGAAGGATATGACTTGAATACTATTTTAGAAGGATATGATAAAATGATGTGGGCAGTAAAACTTAAAAATGGGAAAAAAGTATGGGTCAGACAGATTGCAAATAATCAACGAATGGTGCATGAAGAACCTATCATACAAGATTGTAATGATATAACAAAGGATACAGAAGCAGAACAAATTGTGAATGAACCGGTAATTATGCCTGCAAAAGTTCAAGAAAAAAAAATAACAGATTATAATCTATTCTTGACATATAAACTACAAGAGTTAAAGAAGAATAATAACAATAAAACAAACAAAGAGCTGTTCAATACTGCTATACAAGAATGGAAGGAATTAAAAAAAAATAGTACAGAAATGCAAAAAATATTGGATGCCATAAAAAAAGAATCAAAGTGATATGTTCATTGTTTCAAAAATATGTCATAAAATATACTATTGTATTTAAAATGTTCTTCGTCTCTGTCTTTTGTAGCTATATTAAAAATATGAATATTTTTTCTATTTGTTGTATACACATTATTACAATCAAAACATTCACCGCATATTAATACTAAAATAATTCTAAATTTAAGATTTGGATATGTTTCTATAATATAGTCATGTAAATCTTCTGCATCTTTCAAATCATTTTTCAGATTTACCTTGAATTCTATTGCTTCTTGGTGATGTCTTATTGCATGACCTTTTCTGAAGAATATAACTTCATCTTCTGTATTATATAATAATTCTAAAAATCTTTCAATACGCCTCTGCATAGTTTCTAAATCATCTGGGAATGTATTATGTTGAAAATAAGTATTACAAGATATTTGACTACTATCTTTAGGTAAATAATCTATAAATTTATTTTTAAAAATATCTGCTACCCCATTATATGTAACAACCCAGTCAAATGGCCATGAATAAGTTCTCATATTATTATCTCTTAGTGAAAATGTTATCCCACAATCAACACCAATTGGGATAATAATCATTATAAAAAATATGTTTTTATTGAATATATGAAATAAATCTTTATATAAAATTTTTTGTTTTAGGCTACCCAAGATTTATGCACAATTGAATCCCATTTTGATATTCATAGTATACAATTCTTGACCTAATAACTTAAATGCATATGGTACGCGTACTTGTACAATATCTGCAGATGTTTTGCAGTGCTGACATTTATATATATTTTTGTTAGGATTTGCATCAGCCGTTAGTCCACAATTTTTACATATAAATACCCTATAATTGTCTGATGTATCAAGCATTTTTTCCTTCAAAAACTCACTGACACCGTGACCAATCAAACAATCACGTTCCATTTCACCCAGTCTCAAACCACCTCCTCTTGATCTGCCATCACTTGGCTGGCGAGTTAACATCACAATGGGACCATTTGAACCTCTTGCATGAATTTTATCTGTTACCATATGTTTCAGTCGCTGATAATATGTAGGACCGATAAATATTTCTGTTTTAATTTGTTCACCTGTTCTACCATTATACATTATCTCATTGCCATATCTTTCCATACCGGATAATTCCAGAACTTTAGCAATTGATTCAACAGAACAATCTGAAAATGGTGTAGCATCTCCACAAGCTCCAATATAACATCCTGCTTTACCCATAATACATTCCATTAATTGTGCCATAGTCATACGAGAAGGAATAGCGTGAGGATTCATAATAATATCTGGGACTATACCATCTTTAGTAAATGGCATATCTTGATGTCTGTATACCATTCCAATACATCCCTTTTGTGCTGATCTACTCGCTAATTTATCGCCAATTTGCGGAATTCTATTTTTCCTGATTCTGACATTGCAGAATTTATAACCTTCACTATTCGTACCAATATAGTTCATATCAACATATCCGTCATCATTAGGCTTCAAAGCTAAGCTATTATCTTGATTAATAATAGTTCCATTTGTTTTTTTAGGCATAACTTTGCCTATAATGATATCAGAACCATTTACATAAGTATTTTTAGGTACAAATCCTTCATCGTTTAATTTAGAATATGAGAATGGTTTAGGAGATACTGAATTATTCTTCATTGGATTGGCAAATATTTCTTCTTCACCAGTACTATGATTTTTAGTACATTGGTCTTTAACAGACTTATAATATGTGCTAGTAAATAAACCACGATCTAATGCAGACTGATTAATAATAACACTATCTTCTTGATTAAAACCAGTATGTGTCATAATAGCTACAATGGCATTAGTTCCAGCAGGAAGTTCATTGCTATGTGTATATTTTGATAGTCGTGTATACACCAAGGGTTTTTGAGCATAATTCAATATATTTCCCATTGTATCAATGCGTTTATTGAAATTACTTGTATAAATCCCAAGTGCCTGTTTTCCCATAGCACAATTGCTTACGGCGAAGCCATTACCACCAATGAAACTGTGATGGTCACTTTCAACCGTTATATCTGATATTTTGTTGTTCTTGGATTTTGAACAATTGTTAAACGGAACGAATATCAAATCACCTTGTACATATACTTGCGATTTCCATTGGTTTAGACTGTAGATTGTTCTTATTTTATCGATATTTACCATTTCACAATAATTTTTATGCATCACATATTCACCAATGACAGCTACTTCTCCCAATAATTCTGCATTATATTTCAAATTAATTTTTTTATAGAAATCTAATATATTTTTATTAGTTTTATACCAATTTGTGGAAATATCAAATTTTTTCATTAATGATACAATAGTCTTATCAAGATTTATATCTTGAGTCTCTAATAGTTCTAAATGCTTAGGATATACAGCTGATAAATAACCAGACAGAAATTCAATTTTAACCATATCACTACAATTATTTATCCATGATATATCCTGTAATAGTTTTTCAATGTATAGAATGAACTTTGTGTCATATATGTGATAATCTTTGAAACCAATGTATGCAACATCATTTTCATATGATTTTCTATTATAGATATCAGTGAAATACAATTTATTTTGCATATAATAGCCTGCTAATTTTGCTATTATAGGAAGTTTATTGTTATCATTATTCAATGGCAATAATCCCATATCCATATAAAATGTAGAAGGTACATCAGCATTTTCTGATTCAAGAATCGTATAAATACTATCTATATTATTACTATAGACGTTATCTATCATCGAAATTCCTAATAAAGTATTATCATCAAACTGCATACACGTTTTCCATCCATTATTAGTCATAAATTTGTGATCATTTGTTGCTGTAATCATACGTCCGCTTGCAATAGTAATGTTACATACTATCTTGGAAGTCAACCGATTATAATGATGAATAACTTTTGTATGTACCATTTGTTTACTTTGTAAATCAAAGCAAATTACTTCATCGCCAATGCAAATATCTTTAATTAATTTTTTCGTACCATTACTCATCAATACCTTTTCATTTTCCCACAAACACTGATAACAGTTTCTTGGCGACTGGTTATGATTGCTAAATGGAATACTTACACCAAGAACACCATTCATTAGACTTGGATGAATTTCACAGTGTGTATAACAAGGCGGGTAACTGATTCCTTTCATTCCTTTTTCTAATTCAGAAGGAAACATAGCTATCATTGCATGATTTACTTCATCAGAATCTAGATACTCTATGAATCCTTCTTCTTCTTCTTCTGAAAGTTTTTCTATATCAGCATAAGGAGATAGATAGGAATCAAATGTTTTATCCTTATTAAACTGAGACCATGATATGCCCCTTTCTCTAAGAATCTTTGCAATACGCAATTCTCTTCTACCAGTCTTATCATCATAGTCAACAATTAGTAAAGGTCTGTACATTCTTCCAGCTTCTGTTGAAATAATTATCATACAAGTCTTGATATTCCATACAATACTTGTCATAGGATAAATTACCCCACATCTTTTATAATGTTTGAGTTTTGAGTACAATGTAACAGGATCATTATAGTATCCGATAATGTCTCCATTAATTTGAATAGTAATATTATCATTATTACCGAGTTCTTTCAAATATCTACAAGGATTATCAATGGTATCATCATACATTCTAACACCATTTTCTATTAAAAGATTTCGAATGTGTGTACTATTCATATAAACAGATATGCTTGTACTTAAAGCCATATTTTTGACGAGACCAACAGATGCACCTTCTGGCGTTTCGGCTGGACATATCATACCTATTTGTGAATTGTCTAGTTTACGTGGTTGTACTAATTTTCCATTCTTTTCCATTGCTGTGTTAATTCTTCTAAGATGTGATAATGTACTAGCATATGACATTCTATTCAAGACTTGCGAGACACCCTGTCTAATATTCTGAAAACTACCAATACTTTTGATACCCCAATTACCAGTAGAAAGAGAATATTTCAACCATGATTCAAGTAATGATTGTCTAAAATATCTATGAATATTATTATCATTGATGATATCAGAAATAGCTACAGTATTTGGATTAGCACGCCATAAATTCAATTCCCGTTCAATAAGTGCCTTAATTTCCTTAGTCATTTTACCGTAGCATTGTCTGAATAAATTACTCATCAAAATGCCAGGAGTATCAATGCGTTTATTCATATAACTGTCTCTATTATCATATGTATCATATCCGAGATATATTCTAATCATTTTTCTAATCATAAAACCCAAATATAAGGCCTTTCGTCTGTAGCTCTTACCAACATGAGGCAAGAAATCATTCGTAATATTTGTGCGAAGTAATTCTTGTGTATTAGAACTCTTGTTCACACCAGTCATTACCTTGATTAGAACCATTTCTGCTTGCTCTTGTGAATGAATATCGCAAGCATCTTCGCAACAAGCCATTAATTCTGTGATAATTCTCTGATTATCCTTATTATCAAGGTCATATACTATATGTTGTATGATTTCTTTATCACTTGTTATACCAAGTGCTCTAAACATAACGAATACAGGTATTTCACTTTTGATGAAAGAGGTACTTAGACGAATAATTCGACCCATATGATTTAATTTACCACTCATATTCAAACTAGTAGTCTTGGGGGGTAAATAAGATGTATCACTCATTGATCTTATTTCAGCATATAGCCCTTCATTATTATTACTAGGTTGAAACACTAGAGTTTTATTTTCGTTAATTCTATCTTGACTTATCAATACTTTTTCACTACCATTTATGATAAAATAACCACCGTAGTCATATCTGCATTCATTATTATTCTCTTCACCAAGACCTGGCATTTGTTGTAGTATACAAGCCTTTGATCTTACCATTACTGGAATTTTACCAATGTATACACCATTGATATTCTTATTAAATTTTTCAATGACACCATCTTTATTAATCAATTCAATATATATATTTACATTGACATAAAGACTGCTTGCATATGTTAATTTATTCATTCGGGCTGTATATGGTGTCATTACAGATTGACTACCGTCTTGTAAATGATATAATGGTTTAGTCAAAGATGGTTGAACAACATTGATATAAATTTTATGCGTTTGGTCACCATTTTTATTTTTAAGTGAATTAGAAATCTTGATGGGATTAAAGCCAGTGATAATATGTTCCAATGTATTGTCCAGAAATTTATTATAACTATCAATCTGATGTTTTACCAGAGGGTTTACAGCTTCTTGTGAGCCTCCCTTCTGGAAGTAAGTGTCAAGAATATCCCAGCAAAAAGTGTTATTCATTTCTCAAAATTGGATAAACTACTTTTATGAGCTGTTTAATCATTTTTTTATTTTATTGCTTATATCTTTTGAATCTGATCATATTATTGATTTTATGTTAATATATAATAGAATATGATATCTATGTATAAAAAACGATATATAAAAAGAAAAGGGGGTGCTGGCCATTATAAAGATGATTATTTAACGAATCCTAATAATACCATAGAAGTTATAGAAAAGGGAAAAAAAGTTAAATATATAAAGGATGAAAATGGCGATATTATATCAGATTTTATTGGAGAAGTTAGATTAGACAGAGCAATTGTAGTAAATGGAAGAATATATGATGTACAAAACATTTTTGATTGGATTGTAAAAAATAAAAACAATAGAGATCCAATAGATAGAGATTATATATTACCAAATGAAATAGAAAATATCAAAAAAAAATATATAGAAGTATTTGGGAAACATAAATACAAAAAAGAATTGGACAAAATGAATGCATCACCTCCAAAAAAACGGGTTGCATATGATCAATATGGTAATATGGTTGATCAATTTCCACATCCACAATATTTCGTAGATGCAAATGGTGAAAATTTCTTTGAATATAATGTTAACATAAATGGAGATCCTATTATGCTAAATTATATAGTAGATAGAAATGGACAACATATTATGGTAGAAGAACCAATGGATGTACCTAGACCTGTTCGTAGGAGAATACCATTGGGTCAATTAAGACCATTGCCCCCAAGAAGAACATCTTCAACACAACGAACAACACAAGTAACACATGTACCAAGATATACTTTGCATTTTGATAGACCAAATAATGGATTTTTGGTCGACAATCATAATAATCCTGCTAATTTTGTTACAGTAGATGGTGATATTGTTACACCATATCTTCTTGATAACAATTTTTTCCCTATAAATTTAGCAGGTGATAATATTAATATTCTTCGTCGCCGTGAATTAGAACAATATTATCCTGCTATAATACAAAATAGTATAATTCATACTGCAAGATATTCTCCAAGAACAAGACAGCAAGCAAATGCTTCAGCGGGAGTATCTCCACCTGCTTCTCCAAGAGCATCACCTCAAAATATACAAACAGTTACCAGAAGACAAGGAAGACCAGCTGGAAATACAGTTTCTGCAAGAAGTTCTTCACCACCTGCTGCTAGAAGAAGTTCTTCACAACCTGCAACAACTAATTATCCTACAAATACTAGAAGAGGTGGGAGATCAAGAAGAAGACAACAAAATCCATAAATTACATCCATTTTTCATTTTGAACAATAAAATTTACTACTTGTTCTAAATATTCATCAAAATTTCCTTTTACTTTCCACCCCAATTCAGATAATTTTGTATCATCTAAACTATAACGTAAATCATGACCAGGACGATTGATATCATTATAAGTATATACTTTAGCAGTAGTTCTCTTTAAAATGTTTGAAATTTTTTCAAAAATTTCCTCATTCGACAATTCTTCTTGCCCCTGTATATTATAACATTCATTTATCTTTCCATTACACATTATGAAATGTACAGCAGATGCTACGTTCTCTACATAAATATAATATCTTGAACCACTTTTTGGTTCTTCACCATCTACAAATGGATATGTGTGAATAGTTGTAGGTTCGTCATGTAAAATATTTTTTATGCATAATAGAATAAATTTTTCATTATGTTGTCGTTCACCAAAAACATTCATTACATTACAAATAATTAAAGGAATACCAAATGTATTTGCATATGAATTACATACTACTTCAGATGCTGATTTTGAAGCAGAATAAGGATTGGTTGGATTGTGTTTATCTGTTTCCTTGAAAGATTTACCAATAGCAGGACCATATACCTCATCTGTACTGAAATATAAGAATTTTTCTAAATGTTTAAGTTTTCTGGCAAATTCTAAGAGATTTAAGGTAGAAAGTACATTATTCATAATAACATAATGTGGGTCTCTAATACTATTGTCAACATGAGTTTCAGCAGCTAAATGAATAATCCAATCAATAATATATAACTCTTTGACAAAGCCTTCATCGATCTTAGTTGTTAAATCATAAATGCATAAATGTACTCTATTATTATGTAATGCTCCTATTTCCCTTAATCTATCTAAACCAGAAGATGCATAAGATAATTTATCAATAATATATATATTGTTGTCTGTTTGTTCAAGTAAATATTTAACAAGATGATGACCAATGAATCCACAACCACCTGTTATCAAAATATTTTTAACCATCTATTTGTTTTTTTCAAATTATTTCTTAAATAAAAAAATTTTGCTAGCACAAATTATTCAATATGACGAATGTAAAATTCTGTTGTAAAATGCGGGATGCCATATACTTTATTATCAGGTAATGTATAAGGTATAATTCCCTTCTTATAACAAACATATGCAAAAGATAATCTATCATAATTACATTCATATTTTAGAGTATTTGCAAACCATAGTTCCATAAATTGCTTAATAAGTGCATTATTATTAACAAAAGCAATAAAACTCGTAAACCATACCCCTATATGCTCAGAATATGCATACAATTCTTGAAAATATGTTTCTTTGAATCCATCATCTATATAATCTTGATATTGTAACAAGATATTTGATGCTGAAGCATATTTTTCTAATTTTTTACAAATATTTATATCTTCAGATATGCAACCATATCTTAAGTTATTATGCCAAGCTATGATTGGGTATTTGCGCAATTTCTGTATAATGTACTCGCTTACTCTTCTAGAGATTATTTCAATATTAGCATTTAACCAAATAACTACAGCATATTTACTAAGCACTGGAATATGATACCAGCTTTGCTTGTAGAATTTTGAAATTATTTTAGGATTTTTACTATGTACATAATCATTATGATAATCATGTGTATCTAATATCCATCCATTGTTTTGCAAATAGGAATTATCTGTAAAACATATAAAATCACTAGGTATAGTCTGTGATACAAAAGGTTGGCATTCCTTTACATATTGACCAAATACAGCAGTAATAAAACACACTACTGACATCATCTCTATAATTGTTGTATTTACTTATATCAAAAACAAACAATACAAAAAATGATATTATATAATTATAGATACTAAATATGCCTAGAACAAAGAAACCTAAAATGTCTGAACAACTTAATGAAGATATCATAAAAAATTTACGTATATTGGAAGAATATGAGCGAATTCAAAAGAATCCATATAAAGCAGTTGCATATGCACGTGTGATTGAAAACATTGAATTACTTGATAAGAAAATACAAACAGTAGAAGATTTTAAAGAAATAAAAGGTATTGGGAAAAAAATTGAAGATAAAATAATTGAGTTTTTGGAAACAGGTAAAATGCATACAGTAGAAAATGCCTTGCAAGATCAAAAGTACATTTTAGGAAAACAGTTACTAGGAATATATGGAATAGGTCCAGTTAAAATTCAAGAATTACTTGAAATAGTACATTCTTTTGATGAATTGAAAAATCATATGGAACTCTTAAACGAAAAACAAAAAATAGGTCTAAAATATTATGATGATTTACAACAAAGAATTCCCAAAAAAGAGGGAAGAGAACATTTGAAAATCATCAAAAACTCCATAAAACATATTACCAAAGATAAAAATACAGTATTTGAGATGGTTGGTAGTTACAGAAGGAAGGCAAAGGATATGGGAGATATAGATATATTGATTAAAGAGGACCCAAAATTCAATCTCTCAAATTTCATCAACTATTTACAAGAAACAGGGTACATTATCGAAATTTTAGCATCTGGTAAGAACAAATTTATGGGTATATGCAAATTGTCTGCTGATTTACCTGCGCGAAGGATAGATATTCTTGTTGCAGAACCAGCATATTATTATTTTGCATTATTATATTTTACAGGATCATATAATTTCAATATATATATGAGACGTATAGCGCTACAACGAGGTCTATCTCTATCAGAATATGGATTTAAAGACTTAAAGACACAAAAATTGATAGATACATCTGAAAATATTAAGTCAGAAGAAGATATTTTCAAATTACTAGAAATACCATATGTTATGCCAGATAAAAGATGATTCAGTTTAGAATACTTTGTTCGTATGTTGGTGGTGGGGGTCTGGATATAGGCAAAAAATAGGGGGTTTCTTTATTTAGTATAATAGCATCATCAGGAAGTGCGTCTTTTGTTAACAAATGTAATATATTTGCACTAATAAGTGATTCGAGTATATAAATGTCTATATCTAATAAATATGCAATTTCTTTATTTTTTTGGATAGAAAGATCTTCATCAATACCTGCTAATAGCAGATTTTGTGGAATAATAGTTTCAAGATGATTTATAATATCAAATATCTCTCTTATTTTACTTATTATAGCTTCTGATTTAATTACATATAATAATGATGCTTTATAATCATGAAAAAAATTAGAGATGTACTCACCATGCATTTTTGATAATGGGTTTTGTACATATAATTGAACCAAATATCCGAATGATTTCAAGTAATATTTTGTTTTTTTGATTTCATAACAAATATATACATTTGATTCAACTGATTGATATACAAAACAAGGTTGTAGAGTTTTTTCAGATGTATTCAAATATGCCATCTTACTAATTCCGTGTAATGAAGCTATACACATCACTACTTGTGTAATAATATTTGTAATAAAGTCATCTTCATGTTGTATATGAGATATTAATACATCTTCTAATAATCCATCAACATGTTCAAGTAAATAAATATCATAATTTGGATATGTTTTGTATGAAAATGCCTTTTTGAATTGTTGTTCAAGTGGACATTCGTAAGTTTTATAGAATAGTAAAAAGTGCGGACTAATATTAGTTTCAACAGCTTTAGATAGTATTTCAAATGTAGTCTTCATATTTTTATTTGTAGGACTTATTTGAACAGTTATTTGAAATGATGCATCAGCATTACACCAACCGAAAAGAAAAATGAGACAAAACTATATAAATAATTATGTTTCTTTCTTCTCTATTAGTGTAAATGACTGCTTATAAGCTGAAAGCTTACAGCAGCTAACTACAATTTGACAGCTCAAGAGCGGTTTGTAGTTTTTGTATTGTTTGACCTCTTCTATAGTTTTCAGGTCTTTCATTATTTTTTATGTAGTATTCAAATATCTTTTGAATATTTTTACAACCATTTTTATCACGATTGATACATCCTAACCTGTTGTTTTCCATTTTATATGTTAGGATAGAATGTATCTTTCGTGTTTTATTTTTCTTGTCTGGTAAGTATAAATTATTACAAGGTTCTTCTGTCTTATAATTTAGACAAGATGTTCTATATTCATCTATGTTATAGACCTTAAACCTTTCTTTCAATTTTCGTTTTAGTCCTATGTTTGGTGTTGAAATAAAGTTTTTCATTTGCTTTTCTATACACCAATCACCTATTATGATAATAATATCTTTACTGTAAGCTTTTTCTATTTTGTTAAGCATATTGTCTTCTGTTCTCTTTTTATTGATGAAAGCATACCATTTATATTGTCTGAAATTCTTATGTTGATATAATATATATAGGTCTTTATTTATGCTAATTTTCTTATCAATAAATGCTTTATAGTCATCTAAATTACAACTTTTAGAATTGTAAGAAGATAGTTCATTTTCTTTTTCAGTAATACCTAAATGGTCTTTATACTTTTTAAGTTTATTCTGATATACTAATCTTTTTGTTTCTGATACTCTCTGTTTATTTGTATAAGAAAAGAACTTTCCATTATCATCCATCATAGTAAATAATTTTCTCTTTCCTGGGTCTATGAAAATATGTTTTCCTTCTAATTCATTCTTATCAACCTCATCTATGTAAGGAAAGTCTATAATTTCTTCTTTAGAATGTATTACATTATCATTTATCTTTGTAGCAGATTTATTCGTCTTGATAGTATCTTTATTTTTAGCATTTTGTCTTGATTGTTTCATCTTCTCTTTCTTCAACAGCTCACCTTCAACATAGTCTTTATGAATGAACCTTAAAGCAGTAGCATAACCATCTGTTATAATTGTATTATCAAATTGATAATCCTTTATTTTAGGATTTATGGTAAAATGCTTATCCCATAATATTTCTTTGTAGAGAAGGACATTATCAATATACTTTTTCTTATCTTTATCTACCAAAAGTTCTATAACAGCTTTTGTATCAATCTGAATATGATTAGGAGTTATAGAAGATTGTAAAGGAAAAAATTGATACATTTTTCCTCCTATTTTTTCTAACTCACAATTCATAAATATCATATATCTGATATACTTTTGAGGATGACATTTAACGTCATAATGATATGATTTATCATATTCTTGTGGAACAATTTTATACCTATATTCTTTTAACCAATTATGATATTTTTCATCTGACTTTAATGTACCATTCAAAATATCTGATTTAACAGTATGTAGTTCCTTAAACAACTGCTTCTTAAACTCCTTATCATTTAGATTATTTTTATTGATATGTTTGAAGTATGAGTTTATAAACCTATTCACATAATCAAAAAAGTGTAATTTTATGTTGTTCTCTATTGATGTAAGAATTGTAATAGCATAATAGTCCAATATAGATGATAAGTTTTTACCATTCTCCAAATCAAAATTATGTAATGACTTAAACTCATTAAACAATAAAAGATTATTATTCTTTGGTTTAGGACCACTTGAAGGTAAAAGTAAAGACTTCATACACATTTTAATTGTGTTTTCATCTATGATTGGTATATCAATATTTTGATGATACTTATTGAGGCACCATAACCTTAACAATAAACTTGTTTTAGTTGTAATATAATTAGTCCTGTAAACAGCATCTTGAATAGTATTGAAAATATTGATAGCATTATCATCTTTATGTAGAATAGAATGTAAAGGAACTTTAATACACCTATATTTATCAGGTGCTTTCTTCATAGTTCTATGTAAATTATAGTATGTAATTCTTATATACTTTTCAATCATATAAAATATAAAAAATGATATATAGATATGTATATACAAGCTTATCATCATAATGTTCTATGCTCTTGATAAAAATACAAATGAAATCATACTTTCATTAGATGTTAGAGATAGAAATTACAAAGATACATATAATAAAGAATTAAGGTTCAAATGTGCTGGTTCTTGTGAAAATGGTAAAGATTGTGATGATGAAAATGTTGTATTTGTCAATTCAAAATTGAAACAGTCTCACTTTCGTCATTCATCTGGAAGTAAATGCTCCGCTCATAAAGCATATATTGAATTCAATAATAATTTCTACTCAAATTGGTTTAATTTATTTAACTATGAATATAGAAAACCATACTGGTATAATTGTAAGTTAGAACAAATAAGAGATGATAATAATGTAATTATGATAAGATATTCTCAACAAAAATCTGAAATCATACAATGTATAGAGAATTATTCCCAAAATAAAGTTATATGGATATTATCTTTGGAAAATAGAAAATATAGCAACATAGAACATTATAATGGTAAGATATATGTAGATTTTATAGGCAGTAAAAATGACATACCATTGTATGATAATAATAAATCAATAGTATATTTAGATACTGGTACTGATATATTCTTGAAAGTTCATTTAAATAGTACAAGTTGCTACGGACAAGAGATTGAGTGTATGAATATTTATGATATATGTAATGAATATGAATATTTATTTATAGCATATCCATATAGACAGAAAGATACATATTTCAGAAGTCTTATCAAACAACAAAAAGAATATCTTAAACAACAAGAAATAGAAAGAAAAACATTTGAAAAATATCAAAAATATTTGTTATTGGATTACCATAAAGCAAATAATGAATATATTACAAACAGAACTTTGGAAAATTTTCACAAAATGAGTAAATTATATGACGAATTAGCAACACCAAAACCAGTTGAACATAATGAAGAATATTTTAAATATACTACAAAACTAATATATAATATAGAAGATATCAAAAAAAGTCTTTTCAAAATAGGAAAAAGAGAAAAAGAAGTCAAGGAGTTATTAAAACTGTCTCAAAGCAAATCTTTAACTGAATTACAAAAACTAAGTGAGCTTTTATCTATTTATAGAACATATTTCAGTATTATTGAAGTTTTAAAACAAACATATACTGATATAAGTTATATAGAAACATTAGTTTCAACAGATGGATATATGCTTGATTTAGATTTAATGGTTTATAATCATAGACACTATATCAAATTAGAAAACAATATAATAAATAATATACTTTATGATGAGTATATTAGAGAACTTAATATATTATCAGAAGAATATGATTGGAGAGCAATATTATATATGGAAAAGCAACATAAAGAACTCAAATATAAATGGTATCAGGAAAAGCAAAAACTAATAGAAGAAAAACAAAAACAAGAATTAGCAATTCAAAATCAAAAAAATAAGGAAAAAATCCAAAAACAAAAAGAAAGGCAACAAAAGAAACTTTTACAAGAGGCACAAGAAGCAAAATATGAAAAAGAGCTTATCAGAAAAAGATTAGAAGTATATTCCCAAGAGTATGACTTACCAAATACACAACTAATTTCAAAATTATTAGATATAATTAAAGATAATTATTCTCAAATAACTGCTTCTTCTACCAAACCATCAAATGATTTGGAGTATATAAAAAAATATTACACATATATCACATTCCCTGTAAATCATAATTTAGATAAGATGATATTGTATATAATAAAACAAGAAGAATACCTACAGAGTATTTAACTGTTTCATCTCTTCTGACACTATCTTGAGTTTCCTATTTTGATAAGCTCTTCTCCAATATTCTCTTAACTTTTCTGGATTTTCTTCTTTCAATTTTTGTAAATACTTAGCACCACCTTCTTTTACCTTTTCCTTATTTTTTTCATAATATCGTTTATGGTTATCACCAAAAGTATATTTCTTTAAATGCTCCTTTAATTCAATTACTTCTTTCTTCAATCTCTCATTTTCTGATATCAGTTCTGATATATTTATATTGATATTATTACTCATAATGTTATATAATATATTCAATCAAGTTTTAAATACTTTATTAGAGTAAGAAATGAAACAACATTCTGATAATTACAAGCTTACATCAGTCAAGTATTATTTAGAAAACAATAAACCTATGCGTTATGTTTGTAAGAAAATATTCAAGTGTAAATATTCAAGTGAAAACTCAAAATATTATAGACTTTTATAATGAAGTGATAAAAGACAAATACAAAGACCACCTTATAATAATGGATAATGCTGTTATACATAAATCAAAAATAGTAAGACAAACCATAGAAGAAAGTGGTAATCATTTACTTTATAGTGTTCCATATCATCCGGAAACAAATGCCATAGAAGAGTTCTTTAGTCAGTTGAAACACTATATCAAAAAGGAAAGTCCAAATACTTATGATGATATACAAGTAGTCATTAAAGACATAATCAAAAATAAAATAACAAAGGAACATCTAACAAATTATTTGAAACATAGTTTTAGAATGTATAAAAATAAATAAGTTTGTCTCATTTTTCTTTTCGGTTGGTGTAATAACTTTAGCTGTATAGTTGATGATATCAGAATATGCTATATCTAAATATTTATCTAATTGCAAGATTTTTCCATATTCAAAAATGATTTCTAATTTTTTTGATAATTTTTCAAAACAATATGGAGTTTTGCTTAGTGCTTGTTGTAGAATAGCATTGATATCTGGTGTACATTCATTATTTCTTTTACTTGTTAAAAATGAATTAGATGAACATATCTTTTTAGTAGTTTTCTCTAGTAAACTATCTATACTATTATCACCAAATGATTTATATGATATATCATCAATACTATGTTGACTGGTGGTATCCTCTTTTACATAAATAATCAACCTATCTCCTAAGGTAAAAGAGAAACATAGCTCATTGTGATCATTAAAATCCTTTACATCAGGTAATGAACATTTTTGTAGGTTAATACAAAATTTTTTTTTATCTTCATACCAATCAAATGGTATCAAATCACAAGCATATTCATCATTTTCCGTATGTATTATGTTTTTTATGGCAGGATCTTTCGTTGACTTTGTCCAACCATTATATACAAATCTTTCACCATTACATGTTAAACCAGCAATTGAGTGCCCATCATCTTTTATGTTATGATTACTCAAAATTATTGAATCCATTATATATTTGTTGCCATTATATATAATATGTTTTTTCAAAGATATTATATCAACATTATCATCAGTTATGTTAATTTTATGATCATTAAAATATCCATTTTTAGTATATGATGTTTCAAAACGTGTATTACCAATATGAACAAAAATAACGTCAGGTGTTTTTAATTCTTCATTTAACAATAGTCTTATATTACTAGCATCTAGTCGCACATATTCAAATTTCTGATTAATATCATATTGATGATTATATGTATCATAATATAAATCTTTTGTATCGGTCAAATAAAACATTACAGATGAAATGTCTAGTTTATTGCAAAATGATTTGATAAAAGATGGAGGATAATCCCCTTCTTTTGTTGTATAATCTCTAAATTCAGTAGGATGCAATTTATGCAAAACATCCAAAATATATTCGGGTTTAAAGAAATTATGAAATCTGATATCTTTTCTTTTCAATTTGGATTTATAAAATTTATATTTAATAATATATTTTATCAAATATAAAAATTGATCATTAAATTTGAAAACATATTCATCATTTCTAACAAATGGTGCTGGCAAATGTTTTTCTTCCAGTGTTTTCAATAAAAGCTTTCGAAAATTTTCACTATATAATGTAGCCATCAATATGGCATTAAACCAACATGTGCCAGTATGTTGGATATATGGAAGTACATCTTTACATGTTTTCCTCGCGGACATAGATAATGTTCTATAACAATGTCATAAAAATAAAAACCTTATAAAATATAAATGATAAGACTTGACCTAATATTTTCAAATTGGATATTTGCATGGTTTATTTTGTACCTATTACGTATCATTCCTTTCAATCCGACAGTTGCTTTTGTAATTTCTATATTTATGATATTATCTGAGATTATTATGCTGTTATCATACGGAACAAATCAGTATAATATTACAAAATTCATCATAATTAATGTACTCTTAAAGTTCATACCACTTTTAATAATGTGGTATATATCAGATTTACACATAAGTCTTAAAGATTTTTATTTTGGATTATCCTTGTTTATATTTTATTTAGTTTATCTGTACCTAAATGATGAAACATTGAAATCAATATATATTAAATTATTGAGGCCATATATATATGATATTAAGGACCCAAAACAAAAAACAATATATAGCAACACCTATGATTACATTTACACAAAATTGGCAAACTAAAATCGAACATAATACCTAAATTTCCATAATTTCTTTTTATTTTTATTCACAAATTGTTTGTACAAGGTGTCCCAATGAAGAGACCATTCACCTTTTTTATAATTACTCATTTTCAGAATATAGTTCGAAGAAGATATATAAGGTCTTCTCATTGTAGCACCACCAGATACAAAGAAAACCATATCTAGTACATTTTGATGCATTACCCATTCATATGAATCACAAGAGAATTCCATAAACCATCTAAATCCTTCCTTCGGGTGTATACCAGATAAATTCATAAAATTTCCAACTACCATTAATCTGCGAATGTGATGTAAATAACCAATGGCGAAGGCATCTTTGATGGCATCATCTACTGGTTCTATACCTAAAGTTCCAGTATACCAATCCTTAGTTATTTTTTTATTGTTTTCAAAATAATTTAAATTATCGAAATCATAATACATATAGCAGTAACACTGATATTCACGCCAAAATAATTGTCTGATAAATCCTTCGTAACTATTTAAAGGAACCTTATTTTTAGCATTATATACACTAATGTACTGAATAACTTGAGATGGAGTAATGAGACCAATATTTATTAAAGCAGATAACAATGAGTGATATAATAATGGGTCATCTTTGTGAATAAAGTCTTGATACGGACCAAAATTTTTAAATTTATATTTTAAGAAATGTGTCAACCATTTTTGTGCATCTTTATGTGTAACAGGGTACATAAAATTCTCAGTTGAACCATAATTATCAGGAAAATGTTTATTTACATAGTTGATAGCTTCAGAAATGTACTTATTTTCTTCTGTATTTGGTTGTTTAATTGTGATATTTGTACTCGAAATACGTAATCTATTCTCCTTGTCTAAAGATTTTATACTGGGGAGAATATTTGTTTTCTTTTTTGACCACATATAAAAAGCATTGAAAAAGAACTTTTTTGTTTTTTTATTATACTCTATATAATCTTCTTGTGATAATAATAGTGCTGGTGTATTGCGATGATAGATGAAATGTTTTGGAAGATTCAAGATTTCAACTTTGTTTAATGGTTGATACAAGATGAAATCGTCATTATACTTATGAATGTTTTCAGTAAATCCACAATATTTGATTTTATAGCCATTTTGTTTCATATAATCATAAAAGTACATCATAGATGCTCTGTGTAAAACAAGTTTTTTCTTATTATAATTATATGCTTTGAAATAATGAGGGCATTCCCAGAGTACATATTCATAAGTTTTGTCAAAATATGTTTTTTCAAATAATTGATCAGGCAATATCAGAAAATGCATAGAATGTACTCTTACTATATTTTATCAAGCTTCTTTTCTTGGAGTTTTTCAAGATTATTATGTGAAATATAATGTGAATGATAATCAAAATTACAATTATGATCTAATTTGTGTTTCTTACAATATGTATAGCCACATCTACACTTGCAAATAATAGTGTCTACAATATTTATTTTATGTTGACACATATGACATTGTGACATTTTATTTCTTATTAGTAAATACATCCTTAATATTTTTAAGAATATCTAAACTCTTATCTTTCATAACAGTAGCTGGGTCTGCAGTAGTTACATTGAATTCATCAATATTGGTATTATGTATTTTGATACACTTATGTTTTACTTCCTGCATCTCTTGAATCAGAGATTGTATAGCCGAAGTTAAATAATATAACATAAATGATATGATAATAAGCACAATGAACAATGTCAAATCCATACTTTGATATTATATAAGAAAAAATAATCAGATTAAGTACTAATAGTAAATTTCATACCAACTTGACTACCAACAATTTCAAACATATTGTAATTTTTAGCATAAATATTGATTATATAAGAAAATTCATAAGGTTGTTTTCCTATCTTTGTCAAGTAGTCATTTATATCATTTTTAACATTATTATTAAGTTGCATTGTGATATTCGTTTTTACTAATGCTGCATTATAGTAACCAGATAAAAATTCCTTTTCAGGATATAATGAAAAAGAATAACAATATATGCCAGTTTTTGGTATTCTTGTATGATGTTGATATGGCTGAATCATATTAAAATATTCAGCATTTTTTTCTTCTAATCTTACATTGTTGTTAAATTTTAAAGTAGCTCCTAAAAGAGCACCAACTTTGCTCTCTGGTACATTAATTGAATAATTACAAATATCATTAAAACGCCACAAATCATCGCGTTTTACAGTCCATATAATTTCTTTAGTAGGATTATTAATAAGAATATTAATATCTTCATTTGCAGATGCAGATTGTTTCGATGAAATTGTCAATTGTTCTACAAGATATGTCAATTTAGTCTGAAATAATATGTTATTTCTTTCTTCTTCGGCCAAAAATATATAATTAGCCTCAATATAAGGTTGTAAATTGGTTTCTTTTATGAATGTGTTGATATTGATATTTTCTGCATGTAATTCATTATAATATTGTGGACTAATAAACATATTCAATTTATCAGAATAAACTTGATACAATTTTTCTGATGACTCTAATTCAAGTTTGACTGATACTATATTGAATTGAAGACGCAATAACGGCAATGATAACGCTGGATTTCGTGTAAACCAAAAATTTAAAGGCACAATGATTTTTCTACTAAGGATAGACGATGGCCCATCTATATTCTTCGATGATTCTGGATAATAGAAATAATAGAAGCGATTATTAATTATTTTAATTCTATTCAAACTAGCTTTAGGGTCTTGTAGTTCAGATGCATTGCCTATCATTGTATTAAAGCTATTGTCAGTATTAGGCATACTTAATTCATTCCAGATAGTCAACCATTCGCCAGTGGTTTGATCTATTAACATTCCATCAATATACATATTAGCTTTTTTAACAAACATAGCACCAACATTTTTAATCCATCTGAATTGATATTTATTAGATGAATAAATATCTGGTAAAGTAAAACAGAAATATAGTTTACTTAATAAATCACCATAACGTAAAATTTGGCATTCAAATGTTCCAGTAACAGCTTGTGGTGTTAAGATAGGATTTCTACTGAACATTAAATTTCGCGATTCCATAGCAAAGTTTGTGTGTCGTTTAAAAACATAATGATAAAAACTGAACTCAGGATTTACAGTCAAATATTCATCAAATTGTCCAACAGCTATTAGTTGCAATAGTCCTCCTCCCATATTTTTATATGATATTTAATGTAAGCAAATATCTTATATAAGAATTTTGCTGTAAAAATAAATTTACCTTGAAAATAACGTATTTGGAGAAAAATTCCAAGCCTTACCTTTATATTTTTGCTTGTAATATCTAGCTGTAGCACTTGATATGCTCTCTATCTCAGCCAATATTTCGGTAGTTTTTTTCAACTTAGCCAGATAAACTTTCTTATTTTGCAAATTTACATATCTTTTACCATTCGCGTCAATATGTATATGTCGTTGATATTGCTTACCATTTTTGTATGTTCTTGCATATCTACTATAAGATTATTAAAATTGACTTAGATTATTTTTTTGTTGAGAAACTGTTGCTATAGAATAACCATCTTCTAAAATTTTATCAGTATTCGTTGTAACTTTAACAGCAGCCGCTTTATTAAAACCTTTTTTGAATAATGCCAAAATTTCTGCATCAGTTAAAGCATAATTAAAATAGGACATATCTGCCATTTTCAAATCATCTTCCTTTTTAACAGGTCTGTCATCCCGGCTAGTATCTGCCGCCAAAATATCACCTGGATTAATATAAAGTGGTCCTCTATTATGCTTCATCGCAGATGAACCATATGAACCATTATACGGCGATTCAACAATTCTATCTAATACATTTATACCATTTATATAAATCTTACACGATGTTTTATTTTTATATAATACATCATCGTCCGGATTTGTTTCCTTAAGTATAAGTGTTAACATAAACCAATTCTTTTTATAAATATTATCATCCATAGTATGTATTCCCAAGGTTCCTCTATTTTTATCATGCCAATTACCATTACAGTTAATTAAGTTAATTCCATTTTCTCTATAAGCATCTGGACTGGTTAGTGTATTATATTCAACAATAATAGCAGTACCATCATTCTTCAGACGTATCATAGGATTTTTTACAAAAATGTACTTATTCTTATCTACAATGGCACAATTAGTATCACTTAAATAAGGAATCTGTTTTTTGCTACCGCGTAAAAAGAGTACAATATCATTAGTAGAACTAAAATTTTGATTTATACGTAACCAAAAATTGTAGGAATATTCTGCACCACCTTGTTGATTGATAGATGGGGATAATTCTTTATACGAATATGAATGTTTATTATATGTGTCAAAAACCCAACCTGTATTATTAAAGTCAAATATACCTGTAAATATAGGTATTTCTTTTTTAACTACAAAAGAATTACGATAATTCACAATACTTTCATAATTATAAATCATAGTTGCGACAAATAATAACATTAATATTAAAAATATTGCAAAGATTATTTGAATAATACTGTATATCATATTTACTCTATATAATATATTTATTTTTTATGATATTCTATAAATTGGGTTTCTAATGCCATAATTAGCTAAACCTAATGATGCGAGGAAACCATCCAAAGGTCCTTGGCTATAATCATTATAAATATCTCTATCATTCAAATCATAGTTAAACAAACTTACCTTAGATATTAATCCAGAGAAACCAGGGCCCATCACAGATTCAAATGAACCACCAACATGTAGATCACCCATTTTATCTAGATCTAAATTTGCAATTGACATTTCGCGCGAATCATTTGTTGATACTGTTTTAGATAAATCCGCATCAACATATGCAGATATTGTTCCACCATTTGCATTTTCATTAACTACAATAGCTATATGTACCCATCTTTGTATTGGTATATAAGGTATTTGGACACCTTGTTGCATATATTTATCTCTATCAATATCACTTAGACTTTGTACGGAAGATCTGATTTCAAGACCAGCACTATTATATGTATCGCTACTAGCTTGCGCTGCAGCAAAACGGACATATAATTTGTTTTCATTTTTGTCTAAGAATACATAAGGTGACCCTTTAGTAATATCATCTACATCTCCAATATGGAATACATGTTTATAAGACCCCCTATATTTATTCAAATCATTGATATAGATCCAGAATGTATATGTTCGTCTTTTACCATTACCCGCTTTATTAAAGTTTTCTATAGAATACTTAGTATATGTTGTACCTACAATAGGTACTTTCGTTTGAGGAATTATAACCTTAGATTGATTAAATATAGTGCGAGATATAATTATATATAAACCAAAAGCAATAAAAAAACACAATAATATAACAAAACCTAAACCAGCAATTACTGTGAATTTACTTGTATAAGCCCCTATTTTATTTTGTGCATTATCAGTTACTTCTTGAGTAATTTCGTTACTATCATATGAATTTCGCAATTCATTATCCATTATCTAATTAAAGAACATATTATTTCTTATTGCAATATTTGTGTGATAACTACTGAGCTGATAAAGTGGAAAATCTGATTTACAACTATTAAATGATTCCTTGATATATTTTTTTTGTAATGACATATAGCTAAGTAATTTAGTAAATCTTTCATCATCGCATTCCATAGATTTTATAGGTAATTTAGATATCGGATAAATTATAGACGTAAATATATCCGGACCTATATCGAGAGGTAATTTATCAAATATAATTAAATTTTGCATAAAATTTTTATATAAATGTTTCGATTTTGTATTTGAGATTTTTCTTTTATTTAGTTCATTTGGTAAGTTTTCATGATATTTTAATGGTATCATCCAAGCATCTGTTTCTATGATTCGACAGATAATATTTCTATTTGTTGCTTTAGAATATGAATAAAGTAAAGATGTATTTACTATTTCATCAATATTGTTAAAATTATTGTCTACAGATATATCTATATTTTTGATACATTGTGTAATATTTCCATTGCACTGTTCAGATAATTGCTTCAAAAACTTATGGTCCTTGTTTGGGTATAATTCAATAAGTATGTCATATATTTCATCAACTTGAGGATGCGTTATATTTATGATAGTACATTTTTTTTTCATAAGCCCAATTTTTTTCACAATATCAAGAGAAGTTATACAAATGATGGGTATAGCTTTTAATCTTTTGGATTCTAAAATATTTAAAAATGTTGTATTAATTGTTTTATCAATACTAATCATTGATTCAAATTCATCAATAATTATTATTTTCTGTTTAGTATCATTTAATAAAACTTGTAACATTGATGATGAACATGTTTTTGTAATCAGATCATCTAATTCCTTCGAAGAATTACATTTTAATGTAGAAATGTAAATGACATGTAAATTTAAATCATTGCATATTCTTTGTATAGAAAATGTTTTCCCAATCCCTGAATTACCAGCCACAAATAGTACATTTTTTGTTGATAATCGCGTATGTTCTATTTGTAATTGTTCATTTATCCAGTCTTTTACTGTAGAGAATCTAGAGAATCTTTTATCATACATTGAATATTATTATAATGAAACTATTATTTTATGTATACTAAATTATCTGCTATCAATGTCTAGATTATCATCAAATTGTCAATTCAAATGCAATAACTATAAAATAACAAAACAGTGCAAGTATTATAAAAACTATATCAGCATTTAATAAAGATGCAGAATTATCTCCTTCATCATATCCAAAATGTTTGAAATTTCCGTTTATATCAAACATCATAGCAGGTTTGAATGAAAATATGATAAATAAAAATATTATATATAGTAAAATCGACAATAGCATTCGGCTCATAATCATTTTGTATGTATATTCTATTATATCTATCTAATTTTATTATGAAAGAAAAAAAAGATATTATGATAGTAAAGGAACTATGTATGCTATTAAAGTTTTAATAATTGTTTTAGTCTTTGCAATTATTATTAGTATATCACAAGTAATGATAGAGACCTTTGTGTTCGATTTACAATCATATGATAATATTAGTATAAATCCTAATATATTAATGCATAGTGTACCAATTGTTAATACAAAAGATATTGAATCAATTGAGAAGACAATTATTCGACATATATGTGGTTCAGAAAAACAATTATTCGAAAACATGTTAAAATATGGTACAGATATGATTAATTGGTCCAAGTGGTATTCTGATGAGAGTTATATACAAGATACTATTCGATTAGTATTTAATCATATTAATAGAAAACTGGACATAATTTATTATAAATTAAATAGATACAAATATGATAAACAAACATGTAATTTGATACTAATGGATTTTGATATAGTATCATATGGTAAATCAGATACATATGCCAAACACACCAAGTTTTTATCAATAGTAAATTTAAGCACACAGAAAATATATGTTTTGTATCTTAAAATAGTAGGTACAATAAATCAAGACAAAATTTATGAAACAGGTAATGTAGTACAAGGCGATTTTGTTGTATTTGATGATAAAAACAAAAATATAGATGAAAGTATAAATGCATTACTATATGAAGATACATGTAAATCTATGCAAACACAAGATGAACAAGCATACAATATATTATATATAAATTTGATGAAAGAAGAAGATGACGCAACCTTGCAAAATATGCAATATGAAAAAAATCAAAATATTGTCAAAAATATGTTAAGAAATCAGAATTGTGCCAAAAAATTAATAAACAATCCTTATAGGAACTATCCTTATACAAATGATTTCGTAGTTAGATAAATATTAAGGTAATATTGTTTCAATGAACTTATCCCATACAGGATTACCTAGTGTATTTGCTTCTAGTTTTTCCACAAATATTGTAACATTATTTGTGTCTCTTTTGATGATATAATCTGTTACATTGAATCTGCCATTTTCATCATCACTATATGGGTCACCTACACGAAAATGGAAAGGTACATTATTGTGATCAAATTGACTGATAAGTTGTTCTGGTATCAAGTTATCATCTGTATACAATGTGACAAGTGCTTTGAATGTAAGTAGGCTTATATCATAATCCGTAGTATCAGAACTTACTTGATGTATTTTTATTTCGTGTTTTTGCTCAAATTCGTCCATATCTAACCATATATCATTAGTGCGAATATATTTGCGTTTTTTAATAGTTTTTTGTAGGATATATGCAATTAAATCAGCAGATACATCATATGCATTGTAAAACATCGGGATATACTTTTCGTTGCCAATGTAATCATAATTGACAAAGTTGAATCCAAGATTTTGCAAAATGAAACCTCCAAATGTTGACCAGAAATCATCATAAACAGACACTTTTTTATGTTCAGGCGATTGTCTTGATGCCGTTAAGGTATGATTGTGGTTGGATACAACTAGTTTGAAAAAATTATTTGTTGTTTTATTCACAATTTTGAAAGCAAGGGGATGATTTCCTGTGTGTATTACTTTAAGAATGTGGAATTCATCACTTTTGTGAAATGTTTCAAATATCCAGAAAACACAGTTCATATGAAAACATAAGTCATTGTCTCCAGACTCTTCGAATGTCTTAACAGGATAATTCGCAGGTTGCTCATCATCGTTGGAACGAAGATAATGTAAAACAGGACATTCGTTATCTGCTACCATATTGTATGGTAACTATAATATGCTACATTTTAATCATTTTTTCTCAAATACTGAATTTTTCATACAAATATATTTGAGGAAACATTTGTTGGGAAAATTTAATATTTGATAAAAAAATGATTCACCAATTGAGAAAAATGTTTGGTGAATCACAGGACACCCGCGAGCGATCAATTCGAACGAATCGAATTCAGTAACCTCCGACAAAAGCGACAAAGGCCTACCCAGATTGAACGACAAATCTGAAGCGATGACTCAGACCGCTGAAATCATCGAAATGTTTGTGCATACCATCGCAAGCGAAGAATACCAGCTCAAGGAGCTTAAACAGATACTTACTGATGTTTACAAGCTGAAGACAGCAAAGAAACCTAAGGTTATCGAGAAGAAAGAATCCTCTTCTGATAGTGACGAAGAGAAGCCCAAGAAGCGTGGACGACCTGCAAAGGTCAAGCTTGACAAGAACGGTGACATCAAGGTCAAGAAGGCTCCGAGCGCCTACAATAACTACATCCAGCAAACAATTAAAGAAATGAAGAAGGATAATAATGATACTCCAGCAAAGGAGCTGATGGGACTTGCTGCGAACAAGTGGAAATCTCTGACTCAGGAGGAGAAGGACTCCTATAAAGTGCAAGTTTGAATTTAATTAAAATGTAAATAATACCAAAAACAAAAAAAACAAAAAAAAGCCATTTTTTGGCATTTACTAGCATATAAAGATGTATTACTAACCAAAAAATATTATGATATTATTTTACAGTGAATATTGCCAACATTGTAATGTACTATTAGACACTATAAAAAAAATGGATAAAAATAATGTAATAAAATTAGTATCTATAGATACCCTGCGATATTTAAAGAAACCTATTGATAAAAGAATACATTCTGTTCCGGCATTATATTTACTTGATACAAAAAAAATCTTATTTGGCAAAGAAGTATTTGATTATCTTATATTACAAAATAAGTTTGCTTTTTCTGGTCAAAATACAAGAGATAATAAAAAAATGAAGGATTTACCAGATAAAAATTATGTTGTTCAACAATTATCGTCAGAACCTTGTGCATTTGCATTAGGGGCAATATCATCTCAACATTTTTCAAGCATCGATGATAGTAATAATGTGCTTGCTGATAAGAACTATAAATGGGATTTTATAACAGAACAAAACACAGTTATAGATAATCAAAGGACAAATATTCAGAGTGAAGAATCTAAAGATGAGAGTAAAAAATTACCTACAATGGAAGAAATTATGCAGAGAAGAGCAAATGAGATTTTATGAAGACTACAAACGATATAAAGAGTAAATTTATAAAATAATATATGACTACAAATACTTTTATTTTTAATCAATATTATATTGACTTTTTGAAGAGAATTAAAACTGTAGCAAAAGACAATAAAGATACTAGTACTACTGCTCGCAGTGTATATACTTCAATCAAGGACAATTATGTAACTTTAGATAAAACATCGGATGAATATCTTTTGTTCATGAAAGAACATATATCAGATGAAGTCTGGGAAAAATATTTAGAAGATGCTGAAAGTTGGTTCCAAGATAACAAAGAACTTCAAATATATAATAATATTACATTAGGAAATATCACAAAATTATTTGATGATGATTATCTATGTCATCATTTTGTAAGTGTCTTTTATATTTTTAAAAATGAATTAACAGAAGAACTATCCTCTAGCATAATCAAAATTTTACAAGCAATAGACACCAAAGATATGATAGAGAATCTGGAAGATTCAAATATCAAGAAGGTACTTACTAATTTAAATCAATTACGTCAAAAGAAAATCAAAGAAAAAGCCGGAATAGATATGGATTTTATAGAAGATACCTCTCTTGGCAAATTAGCTAAAGAAATTTTAGAAGATGTTGATGTAGGAAAATTACAAAAATCTATGCAAAATAATAGTGATATTTTGAAAGCAATTGGTGATCCTGATAGTGGATTTGCTGATATTATTACTAATGTCAGTAAAAAGATGGCAACTAAAATTTCAAATGGTGAATTAAAACAAGAAAATCTCATTCAAGATGCCCTTAAATTTGCTTCTATGATGCCAAATTTATTCGGAGGACCGCCTGGAACTAATCAAAGTAAATCTTCCAAGGGTTCAAATAGTCAACCTGACTTATCAAATATAATGCAAATGATGTCATCTATGATGGGCTCAGGAGATGAACAAGATCTTTTAAAAGGAATGAAAGATTTACAAAAAAATATGCCCAAGGGGTGCAAAAAATCACTAAATGAAAATGCCTTAAAAAAAATTGCAAAAGCTAAGAAACTAAAGAAGAAACTTGCAGAAAAAAAGAAGGCATCTGCTTCTGCCAATAAAGAGACTCAAGAGAGGTCATCTGAATCAAGTGAATAAAAATCATATTGAATATATAGAGATATATTATGTTTTGGACAGAAGACATTAATGAGCTTTTCAAACCAATATTGATACCAACAGAGTATATGACAATAGAAGAAAAATTTAATTCAATTACAAGATTGGTATTATTTATTTGCATAATTTTAGCCTTAGTATTTCAAGATAGTAGAATTATATTACTGATGATAATATTAATTATAATAATAATAATTATATATCAGTTTCAAAAACAGTCAACAAGAGATGCATATAAAGTTCTTGAAGCAAATGATGTTAAAGTAGTTGATAACGAAGTATGTACTAAACCTAGTATACATAATCCATTTATGAATCCGAATATAGTTAATTTGAATCAATATAAAGCGTGTCCTATAACAGACAGAAAAACAATTGAAGAAGCAGAAAGATTATTTGACGATACTATGTTTAGAAACGTAGATGATGTATATGATAAAAATACTGGTAAACGACATTTTTACACTGTTCCAGTCACAACAATACCCAATGATCAAACAAAATTTGCAAATTGGTTATATAATATTGGCAAATCATGTAAAGAAGGGAATGGAGAACACTGTTTAAAAAATATTTATACTTCACATTGGTTATAAATTTACTTGTAAAGTGCAAAAATATATAAAAAATATTTATTTATTAATAATAATAAGTATTAAGAGTTTATTTTTACAATATGAACACTTTCACTTCAATTACATATTCTCATAGCAAACAAAATGATTCAGAAGAAACAAGAAAAATTGAATATGTCTCAAGTATTCAAGATGATAGTAAGTTAGTAACCACCTCTTATAATAATGTCATTCAAAAAGATAATCAGATTGAAAGTTTCAATAAACTATTAAAAAGCCATTATGGTATTTATGAACAAGTAGGAAGCAGTCAGAATAAAAAAGATTGGTCTATTCAAGAGTTTCACAATAACAATTTAAATAAGGAATATAAAGATGCATATGACAAACATAAATTTGACAAATATTTGAATGAATGTTTGCCACATACAGTAGATAAATTTTTAACTTGAAATTATTATTTTTATATTTATTTGTTTATAAATAGATAGAGATGAGATATTATACTGATGCAAGTTTACATTCAGATTCTTGTTGGTTGAATGCAAAAGATAACTATAATCATTCGATAGAAAACTATGCTTTATATGATAATTATGCTTCAAAGGAAAAAACTGCAACAGGGAGTTTTCCGTCTGTTTCGACTGACCATATAAATTTACGAGGTAGATCTGGTTATGGACTAACAGATGATTACTTAGTAGATGTATATTCATCATTAAGGAATGACGACGGAATGATGACAAGGGACAAATGCCCTATTCAACTATATACCCGTATTTTTGCAGGCGGTCCTAGATTAAGAGGACAACCAGGGGATATTGATAGAGAATTGGATATGCTTTCTGGTTCAGATACCAGAACTATTCCAGCAATTACAGGCACAACAAATAAACCACCACTATGTAGTAATAAAACATTAATGGAAGTTTCGACATATCAATTTGTACCAATGTTAGATTATATCAAGGAAGTACAGAATCCTGATAATATTGTTCCTACATGGACATGGGGGGGCGACAGTTCTAGATCGTATTTAAATAAAGTAAGATATGCGAAATCTAGAGATATTTGATAAAAAATTTGTCTTCTACATATTTAGAAGGATGAGTTTTAACAGAACTAAGTATGATACATGTAGTTATAAACAAAATTTACAAGAAAATGTAAGTACATTGAGCTATATATTAGCACCTATGTATTTTGAACATAAAGACAAATGCAGACATCAATTGGGTTTGATAGCTGGCACATCAGTATCACATATTAAGGGTAATATGGTGGACCTTGATAGTGAATTACGAGGTCAGACTAGATATATTTCTAAGTGTGGAGGAAATATGTATGTACCTACAGATGATGGCATTATTAAAAATGACAAAACACCACCAATAGAGACAACAGCTTTACATCTTCCATCTTGTCAAACAATAATGTACCGAGCTATTCCATTGCCACCAAAGATGGATATTCATCATTGTTAAATTATTACTGCCTTTTATTTTTGTAAAATATATTTGTTCGCAAAATCAGAAAATATGATAAAAAATGACTGATTGTTTAGAGATAAATAATCAGCATCAAAATGCTAACCCTGTATGCTCAATCAGAATACGATGACCTTCTCAGCGATGCTGAAACAGAAATCCAAGATATTGAAACCATTGATACGTTGACAATGGATGACCTCATCAATATATGCACTGATTTCGTAAATGATAGTGAAACCATAATTGGTATGGAGAATCTCTGGACTGAATACTTGGTGCGCGAGTTTTATGTAGACTTGGACAAGCAATCCATCAAAAATGTGTTGAATGTACCTGATGATGAAGATATTATTCAGCAGACAGTTAAACTGTATCAAGCGCCATATGGTAATAGACAATGGTATTGCGACTATGGTGATTTAGATATAGATATCTATATTGCAATTAATAATTATGGAATTGTAATTAGTACAAAAAGATGGCTTCTTTAATGAATATACATAAAACAGCATATACATAAAACAGCCTTTTTTGGCATTATTTTTTTTCGGCTAGTGTAATAGATATAAGTACATAATGAATCAACCAGCTGATACACATTTGAGTCAAGATAGTTGTAGTTACAGTGAAAAATTACGTAGGACTACTGGACCCGGATTATATAGATTGAATGTTCCATATAATGATTGTCAATCTTGTGGAAGTTTACCTGACGACCCTAATTATCGTTTTCAAGCTTATGGTCCAAATACTTGTACTATGGGTGCTGCAATAGATGATAGCAGTGAGTTACTTGGACTAAATTATAAACTTACAAAATGTAATTCAGAAGAGTATGCACCAAACAAGTATACACCAACTGGACCCAATAACGGCTGTTTGGTGAAGCCAGCGAATAATCCACGACAATGTATTGCACCCACAGAAGATACTAGATTATCAAATCCAGCAAATACATTGAGAGGGACTGGAATAAATAGATGGGAATGGCTATGCTTCGAACCACAAGATAGGGCACTAGAAGAATTTGATAGAGTACCTGTTAATTATAGAATGGTTGCAAAAGATAATCATATACCTGTTTTTGAAACTCCACTAGAGATGACAGATCAAGTGAATTATGTTAAAATAAATAATGAAGATTTCCTAAAGAAATGGCAAAAAGGCAGTTCTCGTAACTTATATGCTCCAGGTAAACCAGATGGGTATATAAATTATAATATCAAATGTAGTTCATAAAATATATTTTATTTTTATTATCATATAAAAAATAAAAAAATGATAATAACAAGTTGTTCATAATAATTATTAACAATGTATCTAACAATCCATCATTGCAAGATAGCTTATTGTCGTTATAATAGAACACATGTTACTAGAGGACATAAATGTGGGCGTTGCGGTACATATGGACACGGTGATTATGAATGTCGCACAGATTATTTGGTACAGAATTTGAGGCAATTCGATAATGATATTGTACTAAATAATCTTCAATGTACAATTGATGATTGTGCATATAAAGAATTACATACAGAAGATGCACACCATTGTCCTAAATGTGGAAAAAGGGAAAAACATACGATAGCAAATTGTCCATTACAGATATCAGAGTCCTTGCAGTCTGCACGAGTCAGCTATAATGTAAAATGTCCCGTATGTAGGACAGATAACCTATTAAATAATCCAAGAAAAATACATGGACTTACAGATATTTGTTCAATATGTTATGAGAATAATGTAGAAATATTATTTCCATCTTGCTACCATTGTTGTATATGTATGCAATGTTTACATAAACTTTAATCTGTGAATAGGCCAGTTAAAAAATCAGTAACTGCAAATCCTAATCCTAATCCAGCACCTTGTTTCACATATTGAGCGAATGATGTATTGTCTTGTATGACCACATTTTGAGTTTGAGGAATATCTGCACCATTTTCTATTCTGGCAATGGCTTTATCATTAGCTATTTTGATATTTTTATTAGAATTTGCATTAGTCTGATAATGCATTAATTCTGTTTCTAATTTATCATTTGGGATAAACTTTTGATGAGTAAAATGTTTATGATTATTATTATCGACCCAATATTGTTTGACTAATACTCCATCAGGAATATTGTCTCCATCAATATCTACATTTTCAATTATATATTTGTAATTTTGATTACCACCTCTTTTTTTTGGCATTTAACTTTACTTATATAGTATATATTTTTTGCCATTTTTTATCTATTAATGAATAGAGGAAACAATGATGGAATTAAACCCAGCAGACAGACCATCTATGAATAATATTTACAATTCAAAATATATAGATGTTGTCAAAACTAATGAATATAAACGTGGCAAAGAACTACATGAAAAAAGTAAACGACCTAATGTAACTGGGGTTATACCTCAACCTGCTTATGCATTATTAAAACAAAACAATAATAGACAAAATGAAAATAATGAGTACATTTCTAGATTAACAGGAGAAATAATTGATGTAAATGATATGAAACACAATAATATGCAACCATATTTACGCGGAGGAGTAACACAAAATACAAATTTTGAAAAGTTTTCAGCTAAATTAGATATGGATACTGGTATAGATAAATTTTATATTCAAAAAAAGGAGGTAGAACGTTCCAGTTTTTTTAAACCATCGAGTATAGTTGAAAATATTTATGGTAACAAAAATCAAAATGATTTTTTGAAAAATCGTATGCCTATATCAAAATTCAACAATAATATTGCTCCGATGGATAAAATAAATGTTGGACCGGGCCTCAATAAAGGTTATACAAGCGAAGGCAGTGGTGGTTTTCAACAGAGTGATACAATGGATTATGCAAGACCAAAAACACTTGATCAATTGCGTTCTAAAGTGAATCAACGTGATAGCTATTTCAAGATACCTGTTAAAGCTCATATTAAAGGAACAGCTCAAGTTGGCGTGGTTGCCCCATATGCTAAAAATAAACCTGAAAGAACTTATAATCAAACTGAAGACAACTGGTTCAAAACAACTGGTGCAATTTTAAAAAATACAGAAAGACCCGAATTGGCCATAAAAACAACAGGTAGACCAGATTTACATAAAGAATATCAGGGTGGTGTAAAATATGGTAACATACAAGGTATGGCCGAATATGATGATTATGGTAAGCAAAATGTGTTGGTATATGATAATGAAAGACAAGCAACACAATCATGCACAGTTGTAGCGAATCTGACAACAAATGTTAAAGCAATGCTTATACCAGTCATTGATGCATTAAGATTATCACTTAAAGAATATTTGGTAGAATCAGCCCGCGCTGGTGGTAATCCTCAAGCACAAATACCTAATAAACCAACAGCATATGATCCATCTGATACACCAAAAACTACAGTCAAAGAAACAGTTCTACATGATAGTGAGAATTTGAATTTAACTGGACCTAATGAAACATATTCGGCTTTACATGATGAAGCAAAGACTACAGTAAAAGAAACTCTAATTCATGATAGTGATATTTTAAATGTGAAACCAGATAATACTTGTATGTATGTGCAAAATGGAGATGATGCTAAAAAGACACAGCGTGAGACATTGCCATTAATAGATACAAAACGCAATATAGGGGTAACTGTTTATAAGGTTTATTTATATAATCCAGATCTTGCTGCGAAAACAACAGTAAAAGAGACAACAATCAAGGGTTCTGCAGAACTTGGGTTCATTAGTGGTGTTATTAATAAATTGATAGGAGGATATGCAACGAAGGAGATTGATATTCGCAATACACATAAACAGTTTACTTCTGATAATGACCAATATGGTATTGCCAAATCTGTTTACATACATAGACAGAGAAATAGAGAGGCTGAGGAAAATGCAGAAATAAATGGTGCACGAGAAAGATTATTAATAGAAGCAGGGCATACACCAAACGCTGGAAATATGAATATACCAATAGATAAGAGTAATATAGTTATGGGTAGTAAAAGACTTATTATTGATGATTATTCTGAAAGAGATGCAGGAAATTTAAATAAAGTATATCAAATACCTGCTGTAATCAAAGAGGAAAATATTACGAAAGAACCTGTTAGAGAAAATGCATTTGCAGATAGGTTAGATCCATCTCTTTTGTCTGGTTTGAAAACAAATGATTTAAGCATAAAAATAAATCCTATCTAATAATAAACAATATAATGGAAGAGGATGATATGATTGAAGAAGTTGGCAATAATGAAAATGATGAAGTATTAGTAAAACCTAAAGTTGATATTAAATCCGATTATTTAATATTTAAATTAGAAAAAGGTAATAAAATTATTGCATTTAGCAATCCTATTTTTACCAAAGGTAGTTTTGAATCTGTTCCTATGCCACAAATTAAACAAAATGCTACTAAATATGAGTTAAAAAATTCAGATAGTGGTACTATTACTTTTGGAGCAAGTTATCAGAATACCTTAAAAGAATATTCTTTTAATTCAAGTGATGGTTTATATATTAATAAGAACAATATATTAGCTTGCACGATCAATATATCTATAGAAGCTGATAATATGTTATTTAAAAGTAAAGAAGGTACTGCTTATTGTTGGTTATCAGCATATGGAAATATTGATGAGATTGATTTAACAGATGAAGAAGATATAATTATGAATTCGGGAAATTTTCTTACAAGTACACAAAAACCTGTCGTAGATAATGGTAATTATATATTTAAAGGACCTTGTAAAGTGTCTTTTCAAACCAAAAATATAAAAAACCTGCTAAAATCTCAACAACCTCAGCAAGCCCAACAACCTGTACCACAGCCTGTACCACAGCCTGTACCACAGCCTGTTCAACAACCTCAGCAACAAGTCCCACAACCTGTACCACAGCCTGTTCAACAGCCTCAGCAACCTGTCAAAAAACCATGGACATTTATGAGTTTATTTGGACAAAAAGGCGGGGGTGAATTTAAAGACGATATTGAATCACCAAATATGAGAAAGATGTTAAGACAAATTTAAGAATTCAGTCTGCAGAATGTAGTTGTCCTGTCTCATCTATATACCATTTTTTAGGTATAATGAGTTTTTTTATCTCAGCACATCGCCAATTATTTTCATTTTCATATATATAAATTAAATTTTGTTTATGTTTTACCAAATCAATATTATTTGTGCTATAAGTTTTAGATAACTTATCAAACACATCATCTAATACTTCATAGAAACTCATATTTTATGTAGTATAATAAATTTTTATTTTATAAAATCATTTTTTTTGAAAATCCGTATATTTAGTTATATAAAGTTTTTACTTTGTAATTATCTATGTTACAAGCATTAATTGATCAAAAAAAAGAATATATTGATCATATACAAAATTTGTTGGCAATACCTATATCCGAAAAATTATATGGAATATATTTGAATACACAAAAAAAAGGCTTAAGATTATTTCAAAATGAATTAAATCAAATTTCTAAATGGAACAATTATACTATTGAACAAGAAATAAATGATATTATTTCAAAAACAAAATGTACATATATTACTAAATTATTAAAAGTTACAATCAATGTATGTATCAAAATAAAGTTTTATGAATATAAAAATAAATTAAAATATTTAAAAATAACTTTTCCTAAAGTGCAAGACTTCATTCATAAATGTTTGATTAATGCTTCTGAATTTGCATGGAAAAATCCATATTTATTTGTTCAATCAAATTTAAAAACAGTAGAAATACAAAATAATCTAAATGTTATTGAATTTAATATAAGAAAAATGATTGCAAAAACGATCACTGAATGCATTAATATACAAGAGATTATTGAATTCTTAGATGAGATAATGGAAGCATCCATTCAAAAAAAACAAAAGAAACTTATGAAAGCTAAAAATATATCTAAAGATAGAAGGATTAATCAAGAATTGGGATTTGATGCTATTAAAACAGATGAAATAAAATATTATGAAAATACTTGTGGTTCTGAACAACAAAATAATGAAAAAGATGAAAAATATAAAGAAGATGAAGATATAGAAGATGAAGAAGACGAAGAAGATAAAGATGAAATAGATGAAGACGAAGAAGATAAAGATGAAATAGATGAAGATGAAGAAGATAAAGATGAAGATGAAAAAAATGAAGATGAAGAAGATGTAGAAGATGAAGATGAAAAATGTGATGACAAAGATAAAGAACTTGATAATCTACAACATAATGTTCAAGATGATGTAAATGAATATGACAAGGATATTATTCAAGATGTCATAGATAATAATATTCCAATACAATCAGAATCAGAATCAGAATCAGATATTGAATCTGAGTCAGAAAATAGTGATTTAGATGCATCAGATATTTCAAGCGATAATGAAACAACAGAAATTAAACATAACATAACTGATATCAAAATAGTGAACATTAATGACCCACCAATCAAGTCTAAAACAAAGCCTAAACGTTCATCGTTTTTTTAGAGTATAAATAAAAAAATGATATATTTGTATAATAAAAGAACATAGTATAATGTTTTCTTATCTGCTTACTAATTACAATGTTTTATGTGCAAATAATCAATGTATATACAATGAATATAAAATATGTGTATTGGAATATAGAAAATTGAAGAAAATGTTCAAGGATTTGCAAAAACAAAATTCTTTTATGAAAAAAGAATTAGATACTTTAAAGAAGGATAATAATGATGATGAGATTCGTCTTATTATTGAAACTTACAATGATAAAGCAGAATTAACAGAACAAAAAGAAGAATCTGTACAAGATTATGAATCAGAAAATACATATGAATTAGTGTAATATCTAATATCTTGAATTAGGTGAAGCCTTCTTAACTTTAATTATATTGGTGTTCTTTTTTTTAGTGAAGACTCCTGAATCAAATGGTTCATCGTCATCATTATCATTACATCCTATATCCTGTCTTTGTTCTTCGAGATTTTGTAATTCCCATATATCTGCGCCACACATTTTGAAATTTGTTTCATTTGCTTTATACCAAAAAACTTGGTCTTCTAATCTGTTACTTTGAATTTTATTGTCTATAACAAGACACTCAAAATTTTCAGTAGTTTGATTCATAACCTGATTAAAGGCTTCAAAGGATGGAAACATACCGGCATAATGATCAAATATTTTTTGTCTCTCTCGTAATATGTTATTTCTAAATATAAAAATATAATCTATATTATTACGTAATACAGGTGGTAATCCTAGGGCATGTTGCATTGTTATTAAGAAAAATATCTTATAATGTCTGCCATTCATAAATATAGAACGAATATTAATATTATTAACCCATCGTTTATCATATAAACAATCATCAAGAATTAAAAATGCTCTACTATCAATTTGTGAACTACCATACTTTTTGAGTTCTTTTTTACGTTCTGTTGATATACTTATTTGTCTATCTAAAAACGTTTTGATTACATTATCTTCACATTCATCATATATCAACATCTTTGGAATAAATTTTTCAAAATAACCATTGGCCCTTTCTGTGGGACTAATAACAACTCCTACGGGAATATCTCTATGATAGTTTAGAATATCCTTCATACAATATGATTTTCCAGTATTCCGTTTTCCTATAAAGACAACTACAGAATCTGATGCTATTTTTGAAGGATCAAATTTCTTTAATTCTAATTTCATTATCTATTTATCTGATGAAAATATTTTGGACATAAATTACAAATCACTATTATCATATGGATGAAATCCAGTATTTACAGGTTCTGATATTTTGCGTAACATAATAGGATCTATAGCAATATCATGAATTTGATTACCCCCTCTTTTTTTTTCAATTTTATTTATACAAGTATAATCTATACCAAATAACATATAAAATAGTATCGTAAGTAACAAATACATAATGAGAAATGTTGCCAAATTTATAATAGTAAACAACTTAAATTTTGTTTTATCATCTAGCTTTGAATATTCATTGAATTGGATAATTGCAAATAAAAGAGTACTAGTTAGTAAAGACCAAATATAGTACATTTCAAATCTAATGATATAGAATATTAGAAAAAATAAATATAATACACATATTATCTATGTTTCACTAAAAATGGATAAATGAATGCTATTACAATGACTATCAAAATAAGAATATCTACTAATCTTATTTGTTTCTGATATTTAATAGGCAATTGTTCATATTGTTTTTCATATTCAGGTGGTTTAAATGGTTTTGTTATCCATCCTAAATAAGTCGGACCAAATCTATCATTACAATTGTATAGAACGTCATACCAAGCCATTAGTATATATGCAGAACAACCGAGCAAAAATATCATTACAATATTATGACCAATATTTGATGGAATTGGTAAATAATATACTAGAATAACAAATACAGAGAATATTAGACACTTAATATTCAAATACAATGGTGTTCCAAATAGTCCTCCTCCCATTCTATCTAATAGCTGTTTATTTTTTAAGTTTGGAAATAATTGTTCGTAATAAACAGATTGTGTAAGCTATATGAATGGATTTAATTTTGGAAAGTACATTATTTGTTTTTTGCAGTCGCTCTTGTCTATGTTTTAGAAGATAAGTATGTTTATTAGTAACAAGTTTTGAAGACATACTATTTTACATACATATAAAAATATTTCCATATATACATGTAAAATGATAGTGGTATCACGTATATTCCTCCTATTTTTATCATTAGTAAATACAACAATAGGATTTAGGAGACATATACCATCATACCATTTATCCAAATTTCAGAAATATTCACATTATAAATTATATCCTACATTATCAATGTCTATGAATAAAAAGAATACAACAAAAATATATAAATTAGATTTTAGTGAAGATATGGAAGAAATAGAAGATAAATTACATAAACCCCGATATGCATTTGGTCTTAGTGAATTTCAAATGATTTTACTTAGAATATATGTATATATGGTAATAACAATATATTGTTTGCGTCAAATAATACAATAAAAATAAAAAACTGATAGACTTAGTCTAGATATTAGATACCTAATGATGCAATTCAAATATTTCCTAAATATAATTATGATTATTTTAATATTGCTCTCAAATTATTTCATAAATTTAGAATATTATAATGAATATGAACCTGATAATTTTGACATGAAAAAATTGATTCATCTTAGATATAGGTGCATTCGTCATTTTTATGATAAAAGTAATAATAAATATATGTCAATACGATGCAATCCTTATTTACATGATTATACAGGATTTATTTTAGAAAAATCAAGATATATATATGCATATTATGCTCATAATCTTTGTATGGTAAGCTTATTTATCATATTCAATTTATTATTATAAACAAATAATAAAAATAAATCATTTATCATAAATTTAATTTTTACACCCTTGAAGATTTAAAATGGCACAAAGTTCTATAAAAAAATATTTTATACAGTTTATTACTCTGTGTCTTCAAGGCTTTTTTTGTAGTCTTGTGTTTTATGTTTCATAATAATACACAATAAAAAATAAATATTTGTGCCATTTTAAATCTTCAAGGGTTTAAATTGCTCAATGCACCTTGTATAAGGTATATCAAGCAATTTAAAATTGGTTCAATTTATTTGAAGAGATTGCTGGATGTACCTTATACAAGGTACCGGAACAGGTTCAATTTATTTGAAGAGATTGCTGGATGTACCTTATACAAGGTACCGGAACAAATTACATATTTGTTACTTTCACTATTCATATTATTATATAGTCTTATTCTTATATATATTTCACGGTTGCAAAAAATAAAAAATGATATGTATATACGAAATATAACAGATAATACGAAATGATACCTGTAAAAGGTGACAAACATCGTACTGAGTATATCATATTGCATTACAAAATAAAACAATTATATAGAAAATATTATCCACACATACCATTCAGGCATATCCAAAAAATAATTCATAGAAAATGGCAGATAATATGTTATAACAGGATAAATAATCACAATGAATATTCTGAACATAATGCAAGCATAAAATGGTCACAAGTATTAGAGGTTGTAAAAACAATATAGAGTTATAGACATATAAAGCTTATTCATATTATATTAATGAACTATGGCATTAAGTACCACTGATAATGGTGCTGTTGCACTGAAATCAACAAGCAATGTAATTGTTGATTTTTTTTCAATGTTTTTGAGATGCATTGATACCGAACTAATGAGTGATTATCTTGAAAAATGTTGGAAAACTGACCCTCGAAAAACTGTTGCTATTATTTTTAATGCAAGAGATAGAGAAGCAGGAAAAAAGGAGAAGAATATTAGTAATAGAGCAATGATTTGGCTAAGAAGAAATAAACAAAATACTTATTTAAAAAATATTCACAAATATGTAACAAAATACGGCTGTTGGAAGGATATTACATATATAGCTAGAAAAAATCCTATTAATAATCACTTAGAATTAAACTTAATCACAAATCAATTAAGACTTGATTATCAAAATCTAAAAACTGGTAAAAATAATGAAGTATCGTTGTGTGCTAAATGGTGTCCTTCAGAAAGAGATAAAAATGATAAAGAATTTGGTATGGCTTCGAAGGTAGCAGATGAATTATTTCCAAATGACACCAAAAAAATGGAGAAATATAGAAAAGAAATTATTGTGCCATTGAGAAAACAAATCAAAATTGTTGAGCAGTTGATGACATCAAATAGATGGAAACAAATACAATATGATAAAGTTCCAGCTGTAGCATCAAAGAGATTAAGAAATGCTTTTATGAAACATGATCCAGATGGTTACAATGATTTTTTGCAAAAAGTAGCCAGAGGTGAGAAAAAAATAAAAATAACAGGAATATTGCCTCACGAACTTGTAGGATATTATTTAAAAAATAATGTGACATCTCCTGATGAAACTATTGAATTACAGTGGAAAACTTTAGTTGAAGCTACAAAAAATTTAGGAACCCTTAACAATATACTTCCAATTGTAGATGTGTCTGGTTCTATGTATAGTACACCTGCTAATGTACCCCCTATTTATGTTTCAATAGCTCTAGGCATTTTGATTGCAGAATGTAATACAGGGCCATTACACAGGAAAGTAGTATCTTTTCACAAAGAACCCAGTATTTTTTCAATTAAAGGAGAAACGTTGTTTGAACAAGTAAATAATTTGTCTAAGATATCAGCTGGCTTGAATACTAATTTTGAAGCTGTATTTGATCTTCTGCTTAATGCTGCAGAAATGTTTAATATTAACCAAGAAAATATGCCAGATATGGTAGTTGTTTTATCTGATATGCAATATGATGAAGCATCTAATAATGTAACTGAAAATACATTGCATAATTCTATTCTTACAAAATATGAAACAAAAGGATACAATCCGCCAAAATTTATTTATTGGAATTTAAGTTCGCAACATGATGAAACATTTCCAGTAAAATCAGTAACAGATAATGTAGCAATTATTTCTGGATTTTCAGAACAATTATTGAAGGTCTTTATTAACAGTGATGACTTTAATCCAGAAAGTATAGTAAATGAAATACTTTCAAAATATGAGAATGAAATAGAGATAGATCCTGTAGATATTTGATAATTTATATTATTTTTATATAGAGATGAAAATTATTCATTTTGGATGCTGGAATAATATTGTTTGCGACAAAGAAGAAAAGTATAATTTCAGAGATATTGTGCTTGATTATATCAAACAATATGAATCTGATTATAAAGCAGTCATAATATCAGGGGATAATTGGTATACAAATGAATATATAGATAATGGTAAAAAATACAAGATGTATTTTACGAATATATTATATTCTGGGCTGTATAAGTTATATGAATTATATAAACCAGTACATATAATATTAGGTAATCATGATGAAGATATTGATAATTTAGAAGACACAAGTGGCTATAAAATAGATTGTATGTTAAAGACAGAAAAATTTTACATAGATCTAATAAACAATAAAAAAGATTTACAAGTTCCAACATTAGAAGAATTGCAAACAGTAAATACAAAAACTTTATCGCGTTTATCAACATATCTAAAAACTCATAAAACAAATAGCAGGATATCATCAAGAAAAAAACTAATACAATTATATGAGGCAAAAGAACAAGTACAATATGAATTAATAGATGGTCAGTTATTTATATTTTTGAATACAAACATATTTAAAAATAAATTAATGGACATCACCATAATTGAATCTTATATTAATCAAATACATGAAATTATTGCAGAGAATAGAACCAAGTATATTTTCGTAATTGGTCATTTGCCAATAACCAGTTTATCAGTAAAACATAACAATGTTATCATAACAACAATATGTAAACATAAAGAAATTTGTAAATTATTCATAGAAACACTAAGTGCATATCATGCAATATATTTATGTGCAGATACACATAATTTTCAAATAATGAAAATAGCAAACATAACGCAAATTGTTGTTGGAACAGGTGGTGCACTCCCAGACATTATTAATGAAACTCAATCAAATATAATTGATTACGAATTTTTGAATTACAAAGTTTCTGGATATTATCATAATTCATACGGATATAGTATAATATCTGATGATGACGATCATATCAAAGTTACTTATAAACATATTATAGATGATAAGAATAGTCTCATTAACAAAGAGTACATTTATTCTATATTAGATAATGATATATATACACATAATCCCAAAAGAAGTTCAATGTCTAAGAATTTTAAGTCAAATATTATGAAGACAAATGAATTGAAAAAATCTTATTGCGAAAATTTATCAGAAGATTTTGTTGTAAAATCATCTTCTAATAGTAATAAGACTAATAATATCTTTTGTTACAGAAAGGTCAAAAATAAAAATGAGTGATTATATTAATGAATTATTTGAAACATTATATAGTAGTAATAAATATTTGATTACTATCACAAATACAGCAAACAATAAATGGCAAATATATATATACAAAAATCAGCATATACAATTAGATATTCAAACATCTAATGCTTTGACATCTCAATACATTGATATTTCAAAATTAGTTGAATATATAGAAAATGAACACGAAGTTAAAATCAAATATTTTTGTTATTATGATGATTTTAAATCATATAATAAAATGATGGTATATATATTAAATGAAATACAACTGTATTACTCTAAGGAAAATAAGAATATCATTATTATGTATGAATCATGTCACTAAATTTGTAATCTTTTACTGATACTGGATTTGTTGAATCATCTATATTTTTAGGTGGTGTTTTTGGAGATTTAGATCCGGATGATGTACTAGATTGACCACTTTTGTTTGTAGAATTGACCCGAAGCAAATAAGGTTCAAGTAACGAAAGTTCTTTAGTTTTTTTATGCGCCTGTATATTTTTTTTATAATTAGCAATAATATTGTTAAATCTTTCTATATAACAATCAATATCAACAAATTCTTCGTCAACTTTATTTACACAATATAATGGACAAACTAATTTGTCCATAAATGTCAGAATGGGTTTTTTGAAATCTATTATGCTATGTGAATCCAATTGCAAAGCATCAGAAACATGGCAGTAATTCTTATCCTTAAAATACTGATATTGATTATATTTATAAATATGATAGTCATAGCAATTATGTGTTGCTAATGATAATACGGGATGTAAATTGTCATTTATAATAATTCTGTAATTGCAATTCACGAATTGATTATAATATTTTTTAAATGCTTTATCGCCAATCTTTGGTGCTGAAAATGTAAAACAAGATACTAAATACATATTTTGATATTTTTCACCAAGAATAGCTGCTGCAATTGTTGCAAGACCAGCGCCCATATAATAACCAGTTATATATAGTTTTTTTATGTTGTTATTTTTATTCAAAATATCAATATATGAACATATTGTTTGCTCTATAAATTTATATTGATTTAATAAATCATTACGTATATAAATATTGTCCTTAAATTTCTCCTTATACTGACCATCTTTGTATTGTAGATATGAATTCAAGATGATAAAGATAGTATTATTATACTGAAATATATATACTTTAAGTTTTTCTTCTTCAAAAAAATAAATATTATTATTTTTTAATATTTTTTTGATATCCGTAAAAATGCTATTTTCTACACAAAAAATTTCATCTAATTGTTGTGGTGTATAATATGACATCTTACAGAATAAGGATGCCCTGTAAATTTCTTTTATTATCAGGTTATTCATCTATATGCATATAAATATTTATTTTGTAATTATGTATTATGTTCATAAATTTAATCATAATAGGTGCAAAAGCAGATGGTACAAGAGAATTGATTAATAACCCTTTACAAGCAGACCACAGTGATTTGTGTAATTTAAAATCACTATATGATGCAAATATTTTTTGTTATGATCTAGGATATTGTCAAAATGAAGTTAAAGATGGTATATATTATATTGCTGATAAATATAATTTAGGCGATACTTCTGTATTTCTATTAGATGCTATAAATATAATTATAGAATTCTGTAATTTTTTAGATGAAAATTACATAAATCACGGAGATTATGGTCAATATCAACACGAAAATATGTTAAATTACACACCTTATAAAGTTGCATTATTATCATGTGGATGTGGGTGGCAATATGGATTTCCAATAAATTGTATAAAAAATATTATTGAGCATCAACTATTAACATATTTTAATGCATATAATGTAGATTGTTTTTTAAGTACAATATCAAATGTTCAATATATCACAAATTTAGAATTTGAAAATGTATCAGATTCGCAACCGTTCTTACTTGGTATGTATCAAGTGATGGGTACATTAAAATGGAGGGGATGTGAAGCAGATAATTATAAATCAGAGATAGTTTTAAGAGATTTGTTTACAATTATTATTGATAATGTTAATATCAATGACGATGATAAAAATGATTTGTTAGCATTTGTAGAAAATAAAAAACATTGGAATAATATGAAATGGTCAGCAAGAATAGTGTTAAGTAAATTTATATATAGTATTTAATTACTATATGCTAAGCCTCCCATACCAGATAGGATACGAAGTACATTATAGTTGACTGCTATTACAGAAATTGTACCAGCTACTGATGATGATACTGATAGTGTAGCTGTATCAATACGAGACATATTCAAAGTTCCAGATGGTTGATGTTCCTCTGGTTTGAGTGCAAATGAATATACATTGATACCAGAGTGATAAATAGAAGGTGTAACTTCATGATGTTGATAAGGTTGCACAATTGAGAAATATGCACCATTACGGTCACTAAAGCGGTCATTTCCATTAAGCTGGATCTTAGCACGTAAAACTGGATTTTGAGAAAGTTCATATTGATTCTTTACATTATCTGAGAAATTGTTCCAAAATACCTTATCATTGCCACTTGCATTAGGCTTAACAGTCCAAATAAGTTCCTTACAAGGATGATTAAACACCATTCTTACACTCTTCATATTATCTGGAGTAGTTGATGCTGATATGGTATCAGGTCCTGGGAATTGCACTTGCTCAATAAGATATTCATGGCTTTGTTGAGCAAATCTCTTACGTTCATCTGTATCCAAGAAAATATAATCAACCCATAATCCTACGTTTTCTAATTTCAATTTGCTGGAATCTCCGACTAAGTAATCATTGCCTTTTCCGAATAAATTGCTAGTGGCTTCGGAAAATAGTGAACCTTCATCAAGTACATCACATATATTATTACTTCCAGTATCTACTAATTCAGAAGCAGTGGCATATTGAATGTTAATTTTTACTTCATGATATTGTAAGGCAATGAGAGGGAGTGCTAACCCTACATTACGACAGAACCAAAATTCAAGTGGTACATAAATTTCATAACTTTCTTTAGCATTTAGATATTTTGAACGATTTTTAGAGTCTCCACCAACCATAAGTTGATAACCTTCCTTCTTACCAGGAGGCATAGTAAGTTCATTCCAAATATATAACCATTCACTAAAATGCTTATCAATTCTTTGTCCACCAATTTCTAATTCAATATTTTTAAGTAACCTTTGTCCAAAGTATGGTTGTAATGCAATTGCATTAGTTTTACCAGCTGTATAGTCAGCACCAGATGTTAATCTATCATTATCGTTAGTAATATCAGCTGTATAATAGATCTTATGAATTAAATCACCATTACGAGTAATTAAAACACTAACAGATGAGCCAAAATTATTGTTACCATTAAATGATTGTTCTATTGCTTCAATTGCAAAGTTAGTATGACGGCGATAAACTACCTTGAAAAATGTTATTTGAGGATTACCTGTTAAATATACATCCTGTGCTCCGTAAGCGACTAACTGAAGAAGACCACCACCCATTTATGTTTATTCTTTATACTATAATAGGAGAAAAAAAATGAGTTATATTATTTTTATTACACAATAATCTTAATTGCTGTAAGCAATACCGCCCATACCTGACATAATACGAAGTACATTATAGTTCACTGCATATACATGCAGATAGCTTTTATTAGCTGTAGCAAATGCATTATCAACAGTTAAATGTAGCGCTGCACTATCTATACGAGACATATTCAATGTACCTGATGGTTGATGTTCTTCGGGTTTGAGTGCAAAAGAATAAACATTAAGCCCTGCATTCATTGGAATATTTTCGTGATGTTGATAAGGTTGTACAAGATTAAAATAAGAGCTATTTCGCTCCGCAAAACGTTCATTACCATTAAGTACAAGTTTTGCTTTAACTATTGGATTTGATGATGTTGATGTAGTTGAAGTTGCTGTACTTGAACCCCTCGGTGTTGGATTAAGTTTTTTAGAAATAGCATTCAATGATGTATCGCCTATTACCAATTTAGTTGAAGAATTTTGTATAGCATAATTCATCCAATTGTTATTAGTAACAGCTTGATCAGTATCATCTGTAGTACAAAACCAGTATAATTCTTTACAAGGATGATTCATAGTTAATTTAGGTTTAGATTGAGAATTTGTAATTCCTTCAGGACCATTGTATTGAACTTGTTCTATAAGGTATTCGTGTGATAATTGTGCGAATCGTTTACGTTCATCAGTGTCTAAGAAAATATAATCAACCCATAATGATGCTCCGAAGTTAGCATTTGATGAAGTTAAATCAGTGCTACTTCCTTTACATTTAGCAGCTGTTTCAAAATTAAGATTAATCTTGACTTCATGATATTGTAATGAAATAAGGGGTAAAGCAAGACCAACATTGCGACAGAACCAAAATTCAAGAGGTATATATAATTTTTTTTGTATAGGAGTAGTATCTAAAGCAGTTGGTGTACCTCCATAAGCACCAACCATATCATAATATCCTTGTTTCTTAGATCTAGGCAATGATAATTCATTCCATATATACATCCAATGTGAGAAATGCTTATCAATTCTTTGTCCACCAATCTCGACTTCTACATCCTTAATTAGACGTAACCCAAAAAATTTGCATAATTCAACACTTACAGTAGATAAATCTAAAGCCAGATATACACGATGTATTAAATCACCGTTGCGAGCGATTGTGCAGGTAACTCTGCTACCAAATGCAGGATTTCCATTAAAAGTTTGTTCAATGGCTTCAATTGCAAAATTGGTGTGACGGCGATATACTGCAATAAAAAAAGTGATTTGAGGATTTCCTGTTAAATAGATATCCTGTGCTCCGTAAGCGACTAACTGAAGAAGACCACCACCCATTTATGTTTATTCTTTATACTATAATAGGAGAAAAAAAATGAGTTATAATATTTCATACACTAATTACTATATGCTAATCCACCCATACCTGACATTATACGAAGTACATTGTAATTTACAGCATATATATTAACAGAGTGAGAAGTACCTGCAGAAATAGATGGTATATAATTAAGCGATAAGACAGCAGTATCAATACGTGACATATTTAAAGTGCCAGATGGTTGATGTTCTTCTGGTTTGAGAGCAAATGAATAAACATTAATACCTCTATTCTTAGGTATATTATTATGATGCTGGTAAGGTTGTACATAATTGAAATAGCTTCCATCTCGTTCTGCAAAGCGATCATTACCATTAAGTTGTAATAAGCAAGATTTGAAGGGGTTTGCACCTAAAGGATAAATGCCATTAATTAAATTTGATGTATATGCAACATTAGATGTAGATAAATACAAACTCATAACTCGCGAGTCGTATGTAGTGCCAGCAGTATAATCATACCAAAATTCATTAGTTTTTGATTTAGCAACCCATATTAATTCCTTACAAGGATGATTGAAATTTAATCTATGCCTATTGCCACTGCCATTCTTTAATTCTTCAGAACCAGTAAATTGTAATTGTTCAATCAAATATTCTTGACTATTTTGTGCAAAACGTTTGCGTTCATCAGTATCTAAGAAGATATAATCAATCCATAATTTGGCATTCAATGCATTTAATGCAGCTGAAGTAGAAGTGGCAAATGAACTTCCATTGCCTTTGACTACACAATTGTCCATAGTTTCGAAAGTAATTTTGATTTTAACTTCATGATATTGAAGTGCAATTAATGGAAGTGATAGACCTACATTGCGACAGAACCAGAATTCAAGAGGTACATATAATGAAGTCATGTCATTATTTGCGAGAGCTGACGCAGATGTAGCTTTATCAGTGCCACTTACAACATCACTATCAGCACCAACCATTGTTTCCCATCCAAAACGCTTACCTAATGGCAGAGAAAGTTCATTCCAAATATAGAGCCAATCTGAATAATGTTTATCAATTTGCTGTCCGCCAATCTCAACTGTAACACTATTAATAAGTCGAAGACCTAAATAGTTCACATATCTGTCTCTGTTAGTTACAGAGGTGAAGGTTGATCTATTAAATGAATAATCTGGTAATGCAGGAACATCTACTTGAAGATATGCGCGATTAATTAAATCACCATTACGTGATACTGTTGCTGTGACTGTATTGCCAAAGTATGCAGTACCATTAAAGGTTTGCTCAATAGCTTCAATAGCAAAATTAGTATGACGGCGATAGACAACCATAAAGAAAGTAATCTGAGGATTACCTGTCAAATAGACATCCTGTGCTCCGTAAGCGACTAACTGAAGAAGACCACCACCCATTTATGTTTATTCTTTATACTATAATAGGAGAAAAAAATATGTAATCTCAAACTCAATGGATTTTATATCCTTACTTAAGAACGAATAAATATCACAAAATATATCACAGTAATGTTTAAAGAAAAAACATCTAAGAAAAGATTAAATGTTACAAATAATGAAAAAGACAATTCTACTTTAGATGTTATGCATAATAAAATGATAAAATCATTTGCTATAAAATGCCAAGAAAAAGAGCAATATTTACAAATGTTACATAATTTAGAAAAAACACAACATTTTATAAAATTACAAATTGAATTAGTTGCACTTAATGATAGAGAGGAGATTATTTATAATGAATTGTGGACATCTAATATATTTTTGTCTGAAGAAATAATAAATGTTAGAGGTAAAATTAAGGAAATAGAAACATTTGATGAGATAGAATACTATAAAAAGACTAGTGGAATTTTATTTAATTATTATGATATGCTGGAAAAACAATCACGAATCAAATCAAATATGTACATACATAAAAAAAAACCCATAAGTTATGAATCAAATAGTGGTCAAAAATCTATATTGGATGCTTTAAACTATAAATTGATATCCCCTGCTATTTCAACAAAAACAGAAATTGAATCAAACCCTTTGATTGATAAAAGTACACTTGTTGATGAATATTTATTTGAAACTAGCAAAACACATGTCAAAAAATTTGAAAGCGATGATTTGGAACTATGTAGACAATGCAAAAATATAATGACATGTTTACAACATGATGCCATAATTATTTGCGAAAAATGTGGTTACCAAGAATTACTCCTTGTTGAGCAAAACAGGCCTATTTTAAAACATAATATCAAAGATACATCACATTTCAGTTATAAAAGAATAAATCACTTTCGAGAATGGTGTAATCAAGTTCAGGGCAAAGAAAGTACTGATATTCCAGATGAGATATTTGAGAAAATATTAAATGAAATAAAGAAAGAGAAAATAACAGATACTCGAACTATAACATATGCGAAAATGAGAGAAATTCTCAAAAGATTAAGGATAAATAAATATTACGAGCATATTAATTATATAATAAATCGAATTAATGGCATCCCAACACCGCAATTTCCACCGGATTTGGAGGATAAATTGTGCAACATGTTCAGAGATATTCAAGGCCCATTTTTGAAACATTGTCCTAGGGATAGAAAAAATTTCTTATCATACAGCTATGTACTTTATAAATTTTTTCAAATTCTTGGACTTACTGAATATTTGAAATATTTTCCATTGTTAAAGAGCAGAGAGAAATTATATGTACAAGACCAAATATGGAGAAAAATATGCGAAGAATTGAATTATGAATTCATTCCATCTCCATCATTATAGTCTATTAGTATATAATACTCAAAAATAAAATGTTCCTATTTATAAACCATATGGAAATCCAATAAGTTTAAATCCTGCACCTAGACCAACGCCTTGTCTAACACCTGTAGAAGTAGCAGGGGCTAGAAGATCAAGTATAGAAAATACTGCGGCTGCAGTGAGTGCAATAAATAATATTTCATTAAACGGTAATCGTGACTTTGGTAAAATATAGGCCACTATAGCAACCGCCAAACCTTCAAGAAGATATTTAATTAATCTAATAACTGCTTCCCATAAATCAATACTATATCCCATTATCTATTTACTATTTAATAAGAATATTTTTTTGTTATGTGAAAAGTATATAAGATTAAAAAATATTATTTATAAAAGATAGATAACAAATGACAGAAAAATCTGAACTAGTTACTACAAAGGAAGTTGATTATTTGGATGAAGATAAAGCTATTAGAGGACAAAATTATGTTCTCTTGTCATTTGTTAGTCCAGAAGATGTATTGGTAAATAAGGAAGCATATTATTTCTCGCGTTTTCTGACTCAATTTAGTAAGGATATGGATACACTATTTAATGGTATCTTAAATAAATATCCTGAATCTAAAGATTTAATTGAAACAGTCAAAAACAATCATTTATATATTTCGGATGTAAATGAAATGAATGAACAATATAAGTACTTCAAGTCAGCAAATTCTTCCGACATTGAATCAGATTATCATAGAGATAATAATTTCCAAACTTCAATCAGAGGTTTGAAAGTTCGAGGTGTATTTGATTCTCTTGAAGAAGCAAAAAATAGAGCGGAGTTCTTGAAGAAGATTGATGATAAATTCAATATTTTCATTGGACAGGTTGGATGCTGGTGTCCTTGGTCACCAAATCCCAATGACCTTCAAAATCAGGAATATTCAGAGACACAATTAAATACACTTATGAAAAAATATAAAGAAAACATGGAAAATAAGGACATTATGTTTGAAAAGAGAAAACAAGAACAAATCAATCTATCTAAAAAGTCGGCTAATGAAAATGTTGAAGTTTCTGAACTTGCAGATTCGATGTCGCGCGTAGACCCTTGGACAGAAAGAAAGCAAGAGGAGGAAAACAATGAAATTGTAAATTAAGTTGAATTATTTTTCTAATTTTTATTATAAGGTAATGAAAAGTATTGCAATTTTCTTGCTATTTTTAGGCACAATTTTAATAATACAAGGTTATTATAATAATATAGTTGTATGTCCTAAACCAAAGACAATAATAAAATATGTACCACGAAATTTTTATGAAGATCAATTAGCAGGTAATGATGGAATTACAACTCTTTATCAAGGTATGTTTGATGAATCTCAGGTCAGAACTATACAATAAAATTATTTGTATTTATATAGATGGGTGATTTATCTGATATATCAACTGTAATATTTAGTCATATAGATAATCAACATAAGGTTCCAATAGAGAAAATTAAGACATTGATAAATCAGTATGATAATAAATTAAAAACATATTATAATGATGAACTAAGTAGAGAACAAGAATACCAAGAAAAATATGAGAATAAAAGACAATTACAAAATCATTTGTATGAAACTTATGTAGCTGAACGAAATGAAATTTATCAAAAATGGTTAACTGATAAATCTAGAGAGACATTATATAAATTAATTGATATGAAATTTGAAAATTATGATAATATACCTGAATTATATGTACTACCTGATAAGCGAATAACTACAAATAAGAATCTAAATGATATCAAACCTAAAAAACAACCAGAAACAATACCTAAGGCAGAACCTAAGACTAAGGCAGAACCTAAGACTAAGGCAGAACCTAAGACTAAGGCAGAACCTAAGACCAAAGCAGAACCTAAGACTAAGGCAGAACCTAAGACCAAAGCAGAGCCTAAGTCTAAGACAGAACCTAAGACTAAGGCAGAACCTAAGACTAAAAGAAAGCTACAATGCGGATTAAATAACTTAGGAAACTCTTGTTATATTAATTCAGCATTACAATATCTAATACATCTACCTATATTTAATAACATTATTCTAAAATATAAAAATTCAGGTAATCAAATTATAGATTCTTATATAAACTTATATGAAGCATATACAGCAGATAATGTAGACAAATCAATTATTCAAGATCTAGTAACAGATTTAAATAATACACTAAATGAGAATGATAAGTTTGATACATCAAAACAAAGTGATGCATCAGAATTTCTAATTAAAGTTTTAGAAAAATTAAATATAAAACAATTAACAGAATTATTTGAAGTAAATTTGGAAACAACCAAAGAATTTCATAAGACTATGGTCAAAGGTAAAAAAGAACTAAAATGCGAAGAAAAAAAACCAGTGGCAAACATTATAGATACAAGTATTATTTTGAGATTTGATGATAAAAAAAAGATTTATAATATAGGGTCTGAATTAACAAAGGCTTATAATGGAATTGTAGAAGAGGTTACCAAAAAATCCGAATACTTAAGTTGTGATAATGTTGTAGATGCATCAACTAATAAACCTCAAAAAGAAGATAAATTTCCATTCAAAAGAATTGATAAAATAACGACATTTCCTGATATAATGAAGATAACTTTGAATATTTTTGATGCCAATTTGAAGAAAAATTTTATGAAACTTGAGATTCCTAACGAATGGGAATATGATAATAATTTCTATAAATTAAATGGTATTGTAGTACATATTGGTGAAACACTTGGTAGTGGTCATTATGAATATTTTTCACTAGAAACTGATAGTTGGTTTGAATATTCAGATAGTGATATAACTAAGTACAAGCCACCCAAAAAAGAAAAGATTTCATTTTATAAATTGAGCACACAAGAAAATAATGTATTCTATACAAATAAAACTATACCTTGTCCATATATATTATCTTACATCAAAACAGTAAAAAATATGTCCACATAAATAAAAAGATGTCTGATACAAAAATTTTTAAACTCAATATATTATCATTTATAGTAGCCTTCATAATAGGTTTAATATACATATATTTAGATAGTCCTAAAGAACGAATTGTCATTAAGTATCCAACACCATATAATACAAATAAGAATGTTTATAAAGGTCTCAATGATGATTGTTATAAATATAAAGTAAAAGAAGTCAAATGTAACGCAGAAGCAATACCACAACCAATAATATAATATTAGCCATTTTTAGAATGGCCACTTATCTCCGATTATTGATAAACAAAATGTTTTATTCTGCACCTGGACAACTTATTATAAGTGCAATATTTGGTTTAGCGATTGCTTTACTATTCAAACGTGTTTGTAAAGACAATTGTACTGTCTATCATGCACCTTATATAGACGAAATTGAAGGCAATATATTTAAATTAGAGGATACTTGCTATCAATATATAGCATATATGGTAGATTGTAGTAAAACTAAAACACCATTAACACCATATGATATAAATGAAAAACCTGTAAATAAAATTGAATCCAATATTATGGATAACTAATCTATGCGCTTTTTAATTATATTATTTTTGTTATCATATAATATATATATGGCAAGTGCACCTCCACAAAATTCTGGACCTACACAAATGGCAACGCGTATTGATACTTTACCTTTACGTACAGACTCCAATAATAATGTACAAGATATTGATGACCCAGTTATTCAAAATGTTTTACAAGAATTTGAAAATGAAATGGCAAATTCCAAAAAAATAGAGCAACCACATATGATGCAAAATCAACAGTATGTACAAAATATTCAACAGCAACAATACCAACAACAATATCCAGTATATCAACAACATATGATCCAAAACAGTTACCAACCTAATCATCAAATTAAACAACATAAAAAATTGCTAGATAGTAATATATTACAAAAGACATTTATTATTACTTTAATTGTATTTTTCCTACTTAATTATAATGTAATGCATCTTATAATATCAAAAATGCCTGATGTTGCAACATCTTATATATCAGGAAGAGAATTTATATTCAATTTTGTGATTATATTTGGAATATTTTATTCACTGACATATTTCGATATATTATGATAATCTAGAAAATAGCATATGTATTACTATTATCATACCCCTTATCTAGTCCCTGTGCACCTATTGCATTTTGTAATCCAACAATCTCTGTATTGAAATTTTGTACATCATATACATTGTTTTGTGCAGCTAATAGATGTGCATCTGATATATAATCCATTTTTGTCGTGCAAACTCTATTGCTTTTATAAATATTTTTTGGAGGAGTAGTAGATTCTTTTTCTTTTAATTCCAGTTCTCTTTCATGATCTGATATTATTTTTTTATATATCTCGTAATATATTAACATCATTACTAGACCCATTATAAATCCAAATGTTGTATCATAAAATATCAAAGCAAGCACAATTAGTCCAAGAAATAATTGGATTGTTGGATCTTTTAATTTATAATAAAATGGAAAATCATCCATAATAATGATAAGAATCAATAAAAATACAGCTGTAATTCTAAGTCCTTCCTTTAACATTATCACTTCTTATCTATTATATATAAAAAAATGATATATTATATGATATGTATTTATCAAAATGGAACATTCAATATTGTCTATAAATGGCTATGGTATTCCAAAAAACAATAATATTGAATTAATAACAAAACTGAAGGATGAATTAACTATGACTCCTAATGTAAATTTTGCATTATCAGGTTCTACAAGTTCTTTTGCGATTTACACTGAAAGTGATAAAAGAATATATATTCCAAGATTCTATGGCTTACAAAAATTTGGCCAACCATATAAATGTACTTTGTCACAAGGAGAACATCGTGAAAATATGGAATTTGTCGGAACTTTGCGTGAACAACAGTTAGAACCTGTGAATAATTTTATTAAAGCGGCTACAGACCCTTGTAGACGTGGAGGAATCATTAGTGTACCTTGTGGATTTGGCAAGACCATAATGAGTGTATATATAGCTTGTCATTTAAAAAAGAAAACAATGTTTGTATCTCATAAGGATTTCTTGAATCAACAATTTATAGAAACAGTCAAACAATTTGTTCCTAATGCTAAAATTGGTATAATTAAACAATCAAAGGTTGATGTGGAAGATAAGGACTTTGTAATTGCATCGTTACAATCATTGGCGATGCGCGATTATGATATTAATATATTCAAAGAATTTGGTCTTGTAATCATTGACGAAGTACATCATATGGGAGCCGAAGTATTCTGTAGAGCATTTCATAAACTAAACACAAACATTATGTTAGGTCTTAGCGCAACATTAAATAGAAAGGATGGTATGCGCAAAGTATTTGAATATTATATTGGAAAATCTGTTTATAAATTTGTTAAAAAGGAGCAAATTACTGTTAACGTAGAAATGCACAAATATTTTGAAACAGATATTAATTATTCAGAAAATAAATTATTATGGAATGGAAAGCCGAATGCTGCAGCAATGATAAATAATATATGTAAGTATGAACCTAGAACAGAGTACATTTTGAATATTTTAAAACAGATTCTGGAAAAAGATAAAGACAGGAAAATATTAATTTTGAGTGAACGTAGACAGCAATTAAATGACATCAATAGTAAGATAAGTGACTGGACTGTTGGTTATTATGTAGGAGGAATGTCACAAGATGCATTGGACAAATCTGCAGAAAAACAAATTATTCTAGCGACATATCAAATGGCTGCTGAAGGAATGAATATTCCTGCATTGAATACTGTTATATTTGCAAGCCCTATTTCAGATATACAGCAGTCTATAGGTAGAATTTTGCGCGAGAAACAACCTAAATATGTTCCACTTTGTATTGATATATGGGACCAATTTTCAATATTTACAAAGAAGGGATATGCCAGAATAAATTATTATAACACTCACAAATATAATATTACATATTTTAACAATGGTGAACCTGTAATAACAGAAAAAAAAGTTAAATATGATTTTATCCCAGATGATTAAAATATTATTATTGTATAGAAATGAAAACCATTTATGTAGTAGCTGTTTTTCTAATTGTAGTGTTTTCATTCATTATATATGATATGTATGATATGAGCTGTTATTTTAAAGAGACTGAGTGTACAGATGAAAAAAGTACATCTAACACTCCAATAGTAAAAAATACCATAAGATGTTTACCGGATGAACTGAATTCAAATGCAAATTTATATAAAGATGGAAATTACATTAGTAATAAAGGATTTGTAAATGAATTGATGTATAAACCAAATACAGGGGTTGATGATAATTTTGTATTTGAAAATAAATTGATAGATAATAAAATGCCTTTAAATAGTCCAAAGTGCGAATTCAGTACGGATTTGCCTATAGCAAATATTAATGTAAATTATATGCTACATAGGGATAGTACAAAATTACAGCCTATATAAAGTTTATTATTATTATATTATAATAAACAAAAATTCATTATTCATCATCTATAAGTAGTAGTATATCAGATATTGAACAATTTCATTGTGAATTGAATATGCATCATGAAATAATAGCAAAAGGCAGTTATGGTGTGGTAATTACACCAAATGTAAATAATGTAACAGAGACATTTTATGAAAACAAAAATGTATGTATTCCTCAGAAATTGATTGGTAAACTTTTCAATAAGGATAACAGAGAGGATTTTGAAAAAGAATTACAGATAATGAAAAGAATAATATCAATTATTGACTATGAAAATTTTACTGTACCTATAATCAATGCATCTAAAATAAGTATCAAAGAATTGAAAGATGAACCAGATATTTTAAAATCGTTAGATAAAACAGATGAGCTCTATCAAATTGTATATCAATATGGTGGTACAAGTATTACATCGAAATTACAAATATTAAATATATCATTCTCTGTATTTATGCATATGATATCTAATTTTTATTTAGGCATTCAAAAACTACATAATGCAAATATAATTCATAGGGATATTAAACCAGTCAATGTACTTTATGATGATACATGTAACAAATTAAATATAATAGATTATGGATTATCTTGTGATGTGAACAATGTCTACGCAGATAACAAGGATGATATATATATACTTGGTTATATGTATATGTATAATCCACCCGAATTTTATATAGCTTATCTTCTTTATGAAAATATGAAAAAGGGAAAATCATTTGAAGAAAGTATAGATTTAAGTTTCAAAGCAATGACAAATTATACTAAAGAACTTGAAATTTTTTATTATGAACATTATTATAAATATAATCAAAGCGAACCATATAATATATATAGTTATCGACAAGCTTTGCAACAAATGTTAGATCATATTAAATTACAAAATATCAATACGTTTGATGAATTATTTACCAAAGATATGATATTTAAATCAGATGTATATTCAAGTTCATTTATTTTGAAATCTCTCAAAAAACACATTATTTTTGAAAATGCGGTACAAAGACAAATTTTTAATGAATTGCATAATATGACTTACGATTTAAATCCTTTTACAAGAAAAAATATTGACGAGATTTTAGAATTCATAAACGAAAATAGTTTTTTTTAATATCATATAATTAGATATGGTAGGATGTTCTCAATTGAATAAGGAAAAATGTACTTTTCCTTGTAAATGGGAAAAAGGCAAAGGATGTAGAAAAAGACGAAATATATTTACATTAACTATTAATGATACGGTTTCTAACAATTTACAATCAAAATGTCCAATTGGTAGGGTATTAGCTCCAGATACTATTAATTGTGTAGAGCTACGATATGTAGGGGCTGGAAGTTATGGTTGTGTGATGTCACCTCCTATATCAGAGTCTTCTTTAGTATTAAAAGAGTATGTTCCTTATTTGAATAGAGACAATACAGATGTTGGTAAAGTATTTATTAAAGGTGAAAAAGATTTTAAAGAAGAATTAGCAATACTAAAAAAAATTGATAAAATAGACCCAAATGCCAACTTCACTGTAAAACTCAAAGGTGCACTTGAAATGTCAAAAAAATGCTTGAAATTCCATCCAACTATTACATATTGTTTAGAAAAATCAATAACACATACTGCTAGACAAACGGTTTTACAACAAATAATATTATCAGACGGCGGGATAAATGTTGAATCGCGAGAATATACTTTGCACTATTATGATTTTCTTAAAAAACTTGCTAAGTTTTTGAAGGGTATGATTGTTTTGCAAGATAATAATATCTGTCATCGTGACATGTCTACGCGTAATGTTTTACTCAATAGTAGGCAAATTAGTCTAATTGATTTTGGCTTAGCGTGTAATATTGATGATATATATATACCCACATCATCAGCACTGAGAATATTATCATTCAAAAGTTATCGTTTTTATCCACCTGAATTTTATATAGCTTATATAATGCTATCGCATAGACATCAATTTGAAGGTAATAAACAAGCATTTGATAAATTTGTGGACACTATTTATGATAAGATGAAAGAACAATATTATTTTGAACAAAAATATTTACTCAATAATATTTCCTTATTATATGATTATGAATATGGAATTCGTACTTTTATTGATACCATAAAGCATATGGGTGTCACAAAATGTTCTGAAATTTTCAATAGAGATATTGCTTTAAAAGCAGATGTTTTTTCATTATCATATACTATATTAGAATTAAGTAAAAACATCTATTATACATCAGATTCTGATAAAATTTTTGTAGATTATATCTATAAAAAATGCAAAAAAGCCAATGTTTTTGAACGAATAACATTTAAGGAATTGTATGAAATTGTAGAAAATGAAGTAACTAAAAAGTCTTATATAATTGGAGGAAAGACCAATAAAGTCAGCACGAAAACACAAATAAGCCAACATAGATTAATTTATTCTATTGATAGAGACACTAATTTACTACAAGATGATAATTATATAGGACCAAGAATAACCATACCAAAAAAAAGAAGTAGAACTAAAAGTCATATACCACAAATTCAAGAACAAGTTACACAAAGAAAAAAATATACACATTAAAACCTATAATAAACAATAATATAATTGCTTTATTTTTTTGAATTTCTAATAAAAAATGATTGATTGTTTTATACTTCTTTATCACAAAGCTATATAGGCGCTCATGTTGTCGTTACTTCCTCAAAATCGAGTGTAATACTTCGGTATTTCATTCACCCCCCTACGATAACAACTCTCGCCTATCTAGTTTTTGTCAATTATAGCTTTTCTTTAAGGTTCTCAAAAAATGGTAAATTTTTTGGCAATACATTTTTGGCTAAATCTTTTGCTTCTTTAATAAATATTTGTTCTTCAACTGGTCTATTATCATCAATTTCTATAGTTTCCAATGACTCTTGTATTTTAGTTATACATGTATTTATATAGTTTTTATGTTTGAAAATATCAGATGATGTTAAATTATTTTCAATAAGATTATTCAAATATTGAAATAATAATATAAATATGTACAAGTTTTTATTATCATATCTATCTCTCCAAAAATCCATTATAAATACTATTGTTTTCAATTGTAGTTCGGTATTTTTATGGATTGATTTAAGACCTGTCATTTTTAATAGTAAATGTTTATATATTTTGCGATACTCATCTTCAGTAAACAATCCTGACCACCAACCAGCTGTAACAAATACTGAATATATATTATATAAATTAATATCTAATAAATGCACTGGTGCTATATTATTATATTGTAGATAATTACATAAATAATCTAATAACAAATTATTATTTTCTATATATCCAGAATCATTATCAAAGTTTCTGCCAATAATAGAATGCAAATGTATCTTATATATTTCTTCAAAACATTTTAACATTTGATGTATTAATGATATAGTCATAATTTTTTTCACCTTGCCTTGTAAGTGTATGTCACTTAAATGCAATAGGAATTGAATAATTCTAAAATCTCTGTTTGCATCAGTTCTTTCATTTATTTTAAATATATTACAAGAAGTACATATTCTTGATTCAACAGATATAAATATATCTTGTTCAGTAGATTGATGTAATAAATTTTTTGTTCTACGAGTATGATGAAACATTTTGTATAAATGATTTTCTTGTAAAGATTGTGAAAGCATATTAAAGGTATATATGAAATCATCCAAAAATTCTGTTGTAAATGAACTATTTATAATATCTTGCATTTTTAACCCATATTGTAGCATAATATCATTTGAACCTGGAATATTAAGACTAAATGGATTTTCATGACTATTTTTCACAGATTTATTTAAAGTTTTATTGATTTTTGACATACTATTCATCGATTTTATATCAAATGGTATATATGTTAGAATATCTTCTGGTAAATCTGAAAATTTAGTTTTACTTCCTATAGTACCACCTTTTATATATTGTATGTAAGGCACAATATTAATTTTATTTCTGGTTTTATTCGCTTTATAATAATATAATTTCTTATTGTTTTTGATGCAAAATATAATAGTTTTTGTTAATTTAGTATCTTTAAATAATTTACTAGCTATTATGTTTGCAGCAGTATCTAGGTCTTTTACATTAGTTTTATACTGTGAAAGCTTTTTAGGATTTGTAGATGATTTGAATAATATAAACATTTCTATCTAAAACATTGTTAGAAAAATAATATTTAATAATGTAAATAAATAATATCTTATTATAGATGGAAGCGCCAACACTTATAACAACTTATAAACGACAATTACCTCAAAGAAACACAACTTTATCATTAAATCAAATGAAACTTTTAAGCGTTTCTGAATGGGTATATGAAACAGATATGGATGATTTAATATCCATGTTTGATGATCTAGGTTATAAAATAAATTATAAAATAATAATTGAATTATTATTATTACTTGATAAATATGATAGTGATTGTAAAACTTTTATTTCAGACCGTACCAAGTTTGTCACAATCAACGACTTATATAATAAATGTACCATACAAAATAAAAACAACTGTTATATAGAATCAATTATCATTCAGCTTACAAATATAATTAAATTGCATAATGATATTAAATCACTAAATACTTTTCCTCAACAAAATAACTATATTTTATTATACAGAGGTATTGATAACAATTCCCAGACTCTAATAAATAGCCTTCATAAGTTAAATATTGGTGACATTTATATTACACCTACATTTTTTTCAACATCTGTTTTAGAAAAAATCGCAGTTACTTTTGTATCAAAACAAGAAAATATTGAGAACAATATTTTATGGTCTATAAGAATAAATCCTGAATATTTGAAAGATTTTCCATATGCATATTTAGGAGATGATATTAGTAATATTTATAATATAGAAAAAATAATAGATACACAAAATTATGAATCTGAAATTTTGTTAAATTTTGGTGCTAAATTAAAATTAATCAATAAACAAGCTATACAAGGTATGACATATCAATATAAAACAGTAAATATTATTAATAAAAATTATATTGTATATGAATTTGAATTTATTGGCTGGGATATGTCAATAATGAATGATATATTGGATAAGGTAACAGATTTGAAAGACTGTCTACTTAGACTCAAATCACATAAAAGACATCGTTCTAAATCATCTTCATCAAATACACGTAAAAAACATTCAACAACGAAAAAGTCTACATAAAATTTAATTTGGACTTTCACATATATAATTTTTATCTATGATACAATATAGATAATGGATATTCATTTAGTATCATATTATATAGGTATTTTCATTGTATTTTTAAGTAATATATATGTCCTTGTTTATAAACCATCATATAAAATGATGATATACAATGCTTATTTAAATATTTTAGGAGCATTGTTGATAGCCTACTATTTTATGCATAAAGAAAGATTCATCAAGTTTTGATTTTACATTTAGATATTTCTGGCAGTTCATCATATTCAAGTGCAGGTATACCCTTTTCTAATTCTTCAATAGCTGGAACATTTGTTAATTTGTTTTCATTAATCATCACAACTGCCTGATTTTCAAGAAAATTTACATATCCTTCTAAAAAATGAAGCTCCTCTTCCAATTTTTCCATTTTATCTATATGATTTAATTGGAAGTTTTTTTCACATTCTTTATCACAAATCATTTTAAGCTCTGATGTTATTTTTTGTTTTTTTCTTCGCATTTTAATTGAATGCTCGAGCAATGTCAAAACATTTTGTAAAGGATTATATCTATTTTCAAGATTTAGATTAGATGTATTCATATTAAATTAAATTCGTGTTTTTCTTATTTACTTTTTTGTTTGTGTATTATTTTCAGTTGTTATTGTTGTAGCACTTATAATTACTATTAATGTTGTCAGTACCATATATATGATACTTAAAATGCTTAGTATCCAAGCCCAAATTTCACAACTACCAGTCGAAAGACAATCTATATTATAAATAGCTAATAGTGTAAGTGGTAGAAATAATATGAATAAAATTAGATAACCAAAAAATCCACCAAGACCAAAAAGTGCACTGGCTAAAATTAAGTTAATTATTGAAGTTATGATAGTTACAATTGTGTAAACATAAGCTTGTGATGTAATATTTAGCATATATTTTATCTAATATAGTATAATATTATAATATTTCAATTGGATACCATTTGTTGAAGTTTGCATTAAAATTACATTTAACTTTGATTGTGCTTGTGATATTAGTATTTTTAAAGCCATTTCTTATCATTTTGCTTGTGGTCAAGTTAGGTATTAATGCTATACCTATTTTTTTTGATGTTAGAATATTTTGATTTTCATATAAATTATATATATCCGGTTCACTGCTTTTTGATAAATAAAGTATAACAGTATTATTGTCTGTAATAGAAGTATTCGTCACAATATTGTGTTCTTGCGGTTCAGTAATTATGGGATTTTCATTTACTGTAATGTCAACAATAGGTGGTTCTAATTCAAGTCTTTTGAATCTATTATCATCTTTGATTTTGCGAACAACAGTTTTTATTTTATTTTCATCAAAATTGTATAATTTTGGTTTATATTTCAAGTTATATGGCCAGAAATATATACCGCGAGAAGTATAATTTAATTCTGATGATAATTTCATTAATTCATCAATACTTTCATCACATAATTGAAAATATGTTTTAATTTTATATTGACAAATATCCATAATTTTATCCTGAGTATAATCTGTATCTAACAAATTATACATTATTTTCAATCTGTCCGGAAATATTACATTTACAAGATGTCGCCCCTTATACACAATTACATCATTAAATAAACATAACCAGCCAGTTGTTGTTTTTACCATTTCACAATAAATTACAGTATTATTATACAGTTCTTTATTAAACAAACCCTTTAAAATAATCATTCTAGGTGTTGTATAAGTCGGATGAATTTTGGCATCTATTAAATAAATGATCTCGATGTCATTATATTTGGTAAAATATAGTATATACCTATTACCATTACTACGTAGGCAAACTAAATGAGGATTAGCTTTTACATATTGTTGATTATTAGCATCTAGTTTATGATCATGTTTTTCTATAATTTTTATATTATATAATGTATATAATTCTTTTAAAATTTCTTGCTTAATAGGCTCCGATTTAATGTTATGAACAACTCTATCAGCAAGAGATATGATTCCTAGATGCATTATCGATAAGATGTTTATTTTAATAACTATCTAATCATTTTTTTATATATATCAACATACATAAACATTTGTCTATATACACATATATCAAAATGAATTTATATTATAATGAAGAAGGATATTTATCATTATTAAAAAATACCCTGACAAATGGTGAAAAAAGACCTTCTCGTAATGGAAATGTTTACTCGCAATTTGCAACAAGTATTACATTTGATATATCAAAAACATTTCCATTATTGACTACTAAAAAAATGTATACTAAAGGAATCATTTGTGAGCTTCTTTGGTTCTTACAAGGGAAAACAGATGCAAAAGAATTACAAGAGAATGGTGTACATATTTGGGACTTAAATTCATCAAGAGAATTTTTAGATAGTATTGGTTTAAATCATTATAAAGAAGGAGAACTAGGACCTATTTATGGATGGCAATGGCGACATTTCAACAAATCATATCCTTGTGAAAATGATTCTAATGATTTTGATCAATTGAAATATGTATTGGATGAACTTAATAAACCAGAGAATAGCAGAAGAGCAGTTATTTCATCTTGGAATCCTTGTCAATTGCATCAAATGGCCTTACCACCTTGTCATATAATGTATACATTTTATAAAGATTCTAAAGGATTATCATGTATGATGAATATGCGTAGCAGTGATCTCTTTCTAGGACTACCTTTTAATATTGCAAGTACCGCCTTATTTACACATATTTTAGCATATGTATTGCATTTAGCAGTATCAAAAATATGTATCACTGCAACTGACAGTCATATATATGAAGAACATATAGAATCAGTACATAAACAATTACAAAATCATGTATTGGACGGACCTACGCTTGTTATTAATAAACCACCACCTACATTGAAAAGCAATATAGATGCAAAAATAAAGTGGATTGAAGAATTAAAATATACAGATTTTCAATTTATATCATATGTATCAGCAACTTCTATCAAAGCACCCATAAAATAATAATGCTATGAATGCAATTAAAATGTCGAAATATAGCCAAAGTTCATTTTTATTAATTGCCTCTTTATTTTTACAATTACATTTCACTTTGATTACCTCATTAAGATAAATAAAAACTATACTTATAAATAAAAGTTGTCCAAGGATAACAATATATACAATGACTGGATTTATTCGAATATAAACATCTAAAGTAAAATATACTATCATTAATATAATCCAGATTCTCATAAATAATTGTTTCCAATTATTCCCACAATTACATAGATGTTTATCATATAATATTAACCAAGCAATTGTTAAAAAATACAATACTATGCTAATCATAAATAAATGATATTCGTACATAATTCCTTATTTTTTGAGTATATTTTATTTGTCACAACCTGCGTCAGTCCATGTGACTCCACAAGCTTGAGCATATGCGCATCGAAAAGTATTATCAGATTTTCCGGGATTTTTGTTTTGATAATCAATATCAGATAAAGATAAATACATAGGATAAACAAAATCGCAAGCTATAGGAACTTGCGAACCTGAAAAATATCTTGAAGTTTGAACATCATTCAAAAATGCATTACTACTATTCTTTGATAAAATATTAGTACTTTCATTATACTTATATCCAAGCATTGTTGCAGAATGTTGTTTAAAATTTTTTAAATCATTATCATTGGATAATTTAGTATTTGTACTAGTAGCCTCATCTACATATAGTTGACCAGCAATATTTTTCTTCATGAGAGGAGTATTCAATTTATTTTTATCATATATTGTATCATCCATTACACATTTGTATCTAAATTGTAATGTATTTACTTGTGGATTAAAATAGTTTTTACCATCCTCATCCAATTTAAATTCTTTTGAATTATTGTCAACATATAGTAATTTCCAATAATCAGGACATAAATCACTGTTATAATTCAAACCTTGACCCTTGACAGGTTTATAATTATATACTTCATTTGCTAAATAAACAACTATAATTACTGTGCCAATAATATATGTAACAACAAATGCCAACATTTCGTCATATAAATATTTTTTGCCCCATGATGTCAAATAAGCTACTAGCAAAAGTACGGTAGCAATACTGGCATATATAGTACAAATAACAATAGTAATTTTAAATTTTTTTAGTTTCTCAGATAAATAAATATTTCTTTCATCTTCATTTAAATCTGTTACTTCAGTTGTAGATGATGACATATTATAACTCTATAATAATAAAGCATATAAAATTTGCCTAAAAAAATGACTGAAATTCCAAGCTTCTAGAACCAGCAGAACTAACAAATGATGGTCTGTCCATAGGATTCGGCATAAAACTTATATCTCGTTTGTATTTTTCAAATTGTTGAATATTTGTGATAATATGTGGTACAGCCCAGTCTAGGACTTTTTTATTTAATTTTTTTACTTTTTCTAATACAGTATCACAAGATGGATCAATCATTGTTTGGATATCATCAAGCATAGGGATACCACCGCGCAAGGAATCAAAATAAATAGATCTCATAATAATTTTAAGTTCAGTTTCACTTTGGTTACCTATATTATATGTGCCATTTGTTTGATTAAATACTCTATTGCTTATTCCTTTTTGTAGTGCATCTATGTTTGTTTTTGAAAAAAACAGTTTAGAAACAGGAGTATGTGACATGTTTTTAGATACAATATCATATCCATCTGTTGATTGAGATATGGAATTATCTATTACATAATCCGAATAATCTTTTTGTAATACATTTACACGACCATTGAAGATATTATTTGCCATATAAATACTTTATTTTATACTAAGAATTATTTTCATAGCAAATATTAGATACAAAATGGATAAATTAACAAAATTGCAAAAACACGCTGATAAATTATTTATCAAACATAATATACAACTAAAAAACAAGGATAGATTCAAGATTTTAAAACAAACTTCTTTATACCTTGACGCAGTTATTTTCAATATAGTTTCAATTTTTTGTTTAATTTGTATTCTTAATAATGGTTCTAAAATAACTGATAAAACTATTAAAGCTGGTAGACAATATGTTGAAAATAAATGTAGTTTCAATTATTCTATGGTTGGTGGTGATGGTAGATTAGGTTCAGCTACATTTTTGGGTAAAAATGAAACAATGTACTCTATAAATAATCCAACAGAGGATATTCTCGGTGTTGATTATGCTGGAGGTATAGCACGTCCACAAATTGGAGGTGGCATATCAACAAATATAGACGAATTACATAATATCCTAAACAAATACGTTAAAGATATTTTGGTATATCATTCAATATCAGCGTCAAATACTATAAAAAAAGAGATTCTAAAAATTATTACATTTCATATAACATGTTTTATAAATAATTTAAAACATCACCAAGGTATTATCACATTATCTGCTTTAAAAAAAATTGTAAAGAGCAATCATATTCTACACCCTTTCAAATAAGCAAAAATAAAAAATTGATTTTCATTTAAGATTATTTTAATATCTATTGTAAAATGACAATTATTACTGTAGATGGTAATATAGGTTGTGGGAAAACAAGTATACTGAATTATTTACATAAATATCACAAGATATCAATAGACTTAGAGCCAGTAGAAAGTTGGAACACATATTTAACAAAATTATATGACGATAAAAATGATGTTTTCAAGTTTCAAGTTCGCATCTGGTTAGACCGTTGTTGGATTCAAGAAAAAACAGATAAAGCATTAATACTTATGGAACGTAGTCCTTATTTTATACGAAATACATTTATAGTCACTGCATATGAAAATGCTATGATAACTGATGTTGAGAATACTATACTTAATGATTTACATGCAAAGACAGATTCACTTTGGTCTTGTAATACATATGTATATTTGCGATCTACACCTGAAAATTGTTTTAAACGGATTAAAAAACGAAACAGACAATCTGAAAAAAATATAACATTAGAATATTTGCAACAATTGCATAAGCATCACGAAGAAACTTATGAAAAAGCCCTTAAAAATAATATGAATATCATAGTTATCGAAATAGATGATAAGAATGTAGCAGATATAGCTAGTGAAATGCTACAATATTTACAATTCACAAAATACTCTTCTTAAATGTCCCTCCTCGCAATCTCAGGACTAAATGCAATGTTGATTCTTTTTGTATGTTATAATCTGCCAAGGTTCTACCATCTTCTAATTGTTTTCCTGCAAAGATAAGTCTTTGCTGGTCGGGAGGGATACCTTCTTTATCTTGAATTTTTGATTTTACCATATCAATAGTGTCAGATGATTCTACTTCTAAAGCGATTGTTTTGCCAGTGAGTGTCTTCACAAATATCTGCATTTTTAATTTATATATATAATATATTTTTATATCTATATCTATATCTATAGCCAAAAAATAAAAAACTGAGTGTATATAAACATTTTTTAAATTATATTTAATCAGGAAGCACTAGCAATGGCTGTAACAAATCAAAAGATTGAGGACAAATATAAAAAGTATGAACTAAGAGAACATATTTACAATATTCCAGATACCTATATTGGTTCTGTAAATAATACTACATTGGAACTTTATCTTTTCGATGAAGAAAGCAAAAAAATGCAATCAAAAGAAATCAATTATGTTCCGGGTCTGCTAAAAATCTTTGATGAAGTAATTGTTAATGCTATAGATCATTCTGTAAGACTAATGTTAGAGGAAGAAAAAGGAAAAGAAAATGTAAAACATGTCAAAACAATCAAGGTAAATGTTGATAAAGTATCTGGACAAATTAGTATTTACAATGATGGTAATGGCATTGATGTAGTAATGCACGAAACTCTTCAAGTTTATATTCCAGAACTTATCACTGGTACTTTGTTAACAAGTACTAATTATAATCACCAAGAAGAAAAGATTATAGGTGGCAAAGGTGGATATGGTCTGAAATTGACTAATATATTCTCTAAGGAATTTAGTGTCGAAACAGTTGATCATTATAGGCAAAGAGTCTTTATACAACATTATAAAAATAATATGTTGGAAAAAGATAAACCTAGTATCCGTGCAACACCTAAATTGCCATACACTCGTATTACATTCACACCAGATTATGAGCGATTTGGTTTGAGGGGTATGACAGATGATATATTTGCATTGTTCAGACGCCGAACTATTGATGCTGCAGCGTGCACTAGCAAAAATGTTTCAATATATTTTAATGATGAAAAACTACCAGTTAAAGATTTCGAAAAATATGCTGAGCTTTTCATTGATAAAGGCGAAGACCCGTTAATATATGAAGCTTGCAATGATAGATGGGAAGTTGCTGTAAGTCTATCCAGAAATGGCACATATGAACAAATATCATTTGTAAATGGTATCAATACTATCAGAGGTGGTACACATGTAAATTATGTTACCAATGCTATCATTAAGAAATTGTCTGATGTAATAGAAGCTAAGAAGAAGAAGGTTATTAAAGCTCAAACATTGAAGGATAATCTGTTTGTTTTCATCAAAAGCACAATTGTTAACCCAGCATTTGATAGTCAGTCAAAGGAGACTCTTACTACACCAGTGGCCAAGTTTGGTTCTAAATGTGAAATATCTGATAAATTCATAGACAAACTTTATAAAACAAACATTGTTGAAAAAGCTTTATCTTTCACTGATTTTCAGAACCAAAAGAAGCTTACTAAAACTGATGGTAAGAAAACATCACGTATAATTGTGCCCAAATTAGATGATGCTAACTTAGCAGGCACTAAGGATAGTGAAGATTGCACTCTTATATTGACGGAAGGAGATTCGGCAAAAACAATGGCTATAGCTGGTCTCAGTGTAATTGGAAGAGACAGATATGGGGTATTTCCACTTCGAGGAAAAGTCTTAAATGTAAAAGATGCTGCTATTCAAAAAATATCTGACAATGCAGAAATTACAGCTTTAAAGAAAATACTTGGATTAGAACAGAATAAAAAATACAATGATGTAAGCAGTCTTAGGTATGGTAAAATTATGATTTTGACAGATCAAGACCACGATGGAAGTCACATTAAAGGTCTCTTATTTAATGTGTTTCAATCACTTTGGCCATCATTATTCAAAATTAACGGATTTCTAACATCTATGTTAACACCTATTATTAAAGCAACACAAACAAGTTCTGGTAACCAAATTTCATTCTATAATATGTCTGATTATGAAAAATGGACAATTACTGATGGAAAAAATGGACATTGGAAAATTAAATATTACAAAGGACTTGGTACATCAAAGGATGATGAAGCTAAAGAATACTTCAAAAATATGAAAAAAATTAATTATATATATACACCTGATTCTGATGAACATATTGACCTTGCATTCAATAAAAAAAGAGCAGATGATAGAAAAGAATGGCTAATGCATTATAATAAAAATAATGTATTAGATTATTCAAAACCTGAAGTTAATTATGAGGATTTCGTCAACCAAGATCTCATCCATTTTAGTAACAGAGATTTGGAAAGATCCATTAATCATATTTGTGACGGGCTTAAAGAAAGTACACGAAAGATTTTATATGCTTGTCTAAAGCGCAAATTATATACAAATGAAATCAAGGTTGCCCAACTAGCAGGTAATGTTAGTGAGGTAACTGCATACCATCATGGTGAACAATCTTTGCAACAAGCAATTATTGGTATGGCTCAAATATTTGTAGGTACAAATAATATTAATATTCTTATACCAAATGGTCAGTTCGGATCTAGGTTGGTAGGTGGTTCAGATGCATCATCGCCTAGATATATTTTCACATTACTTTCACAACTTACTAAATTAATCTTTAAAGAAGAAGACAATGCTATTCTAGAATATTTGGAAGAAGATGGGCAAACAATTGAACCAGAATATTATATTCCTATTATTCCAATGATATTGGTTAATGGTGGGGTCGGTATTGGTACGGGTTTTTCAACAAATATACCTCAGTTTAATCCAAGTGATATTATAACAGCTTGTATACATATTTGCAATTCTATTGCTGTATCACCTAATGATGATACACACGCACTTATAGATAGAATTGAAATTGCTGAATTTATACCTTGGTATCTTGGATTTACTGGAAATATTGAAAAAGGGGCTAAAGGTACATATCAAAGCAAAGGCGTGTATAGATGGATTGATGAAAATACACTGGAAATAACTGAATTGCCTGTCGGAATGTGGACAGAAGATTATAAAGAATTATTGGAGAATATGGTTACAAACAATAGTAACTATCTGAAATCATTTGAAAATCATTACACGTCTAAAAATGTTAGATTCATTCTATATTTCAATGGAGACATTCGAACAAAATTAGGTGAGAAATTTGAAACAGAATTCAAATTGATATCATCAAAGAATCTAAGCATCAATAATATGCATCTGTATAGTAATGAAGGAGCCATTAAAAAATATGAGAGTACATCATATATATTGAAAGAATGGTCAAAGACACGTATCGATAAATATAAGGCACGTAAAGAATATCAAATCAATATCTTAGAAAAAGATTATAATATTTTATCAACAAAGATTCGGTTCATTATTGACGTGATTGATGGACGCATAATTATAATGAACAAGAAGATATCCGAAATATCTGTTCGATTAGTGGAACTTAAATATCCTAAAATTCAAAAAGATAGTGATGGTGAGATTGATTCAGATGATACATCAGATGTAAGTGGCTATAATTATTTATTGAAAATGCCAATTTCACAACTTACATATGACCGTAAGATAATTTTAGAAAAGGAAGTGGCTGAACTTGCAAAAAAACTGGATGAGCTCAAGAAAACATCTATTGAACAGATATGGAAAAAAGAACTAGAGGAATTACAAGAAGCTTGGATAAACCATAAAGATACCATTGAAAGAGATTATGATAATGACAAAAATGGTATTGTGACAGAAAGCAAACCTAAAAAACGCGCAGTCAAAAAGACTAAATAAGTAAATCTATTAAATAAGTTATGTAATCATGTATACCATAGAATTTAATATCCTCAATATTTTTTATATTGTAATACCACCTATATGGTATTATGACACCTTGTGAAGGTCGCAGTTGTATTGCAAGCACTGGTTCATCATTATCAGCTATATCGTTTACTACTTTTGCATTTGCCGAATATAATAATATCTCAGTATCATTTTTGGCATATGCATAACAATACTTATGACAATTTTGATTCCAAGTTTTATTTACATCTGGTATAACATCTTGTATTATATTTGGAGTGAACCATAAATTAAGTAAAGTATCTATATCAATAATACAATCTTGAATAACAAGTGGCTGTCTTCTATGAAGTAAATTGAATTCAAATGCATTTATCGAAGATTGTAATATGCAAATATCATCTGGAAATACAAAATAACAATACATATATGCAATTAATATGCATAATATTATAGCAAGTAGTAATATCTTCATAATAGATATACATATTATTACACGGTATATATTGACGAATATAATATGATATATTGATTAAGAAGGATGAAAAAATACAAGAAATCCAAAAGAAGATTCGGTGGGAAAACAGAGACAGAAAAATTATTAGAAGGTCCCTTTGATACAGAAAATCATCGTTACATGAAGAAAAAAGATATTTTAAGTCATATTGCTGATAAAGAAAGAATTGAAAAAGAATTGAAGGAAAAATTTAATAGATATAGTAAAGAAACTGAACTAGAACAAAGCAGATTAGATAACGAACGACAAGCAAAAAAAAATGAAAAAGCACAATTGTCAGATCAAGAATTCAAAAAACAATTACATGATGAGAATATAGCTGAAAAACATGCCAAAGATACTGCACATGCAGCAGCTGCAATTACTGCTTCGGCAGTAAATACTGTTGGTTCTGTTGTTAGCACAGCAGGTGTTGTAACAGAAAAGGGCATAAGAACAGGAGGATGGTTCATAGATAAATTAATTATAGGTGTCAAAGGACTTTTTTTCTTGATTAAATTTATTATAGTAGATATTGTATTATGGTTGTTATATCTCATATTAGTAAAAATTGTCATTAAATTTTTAGAATTATTGTTTAATAATATTATTTATCCATTCTTCAAACATTTCTTTGCACTTATATTTGCATTTTTATTTGTAGCAGTTATTATATTAATATTAATATTTGGCGTTTCATCTGTAGTAAAACGTCCAAATAATACTAATATTGAAGGAGATCCTATTGAAGGTATTAAACAATGTTCAACTGTATTTGATGATACATTGGATATTAACATATATGGTCTAGGACAATTATCAAATTCTGATAAAATTGATATGAATCTTAATATACCTAAACCTATAATTGCGAAATATAAACCAACATTTGAAAGACAGGATACTCCTGAATTCACATTTTATAATATATTTACAAATCCTTTTGGATTTTTTAATATAATAAAGAATAATCCTGCAGTTAAGAGAACACTAAATGGAGTTAAATCAACTTTAAGATATTCTAAGCGAAGTGTTGACAGTTTATCAGGTGGAAATAATCAAGTGGCCACATTTAGAAGAGAATATCCTTCAGGCAGAAGTGACAATATTATAAATATTGATTCGAGTATATTTGCAGATAAATCAAAATTAACAGATAAAGGAATACCATCTCATAATAGTGTTGTTAATATAGCCAGACCAAAAAATATTGAATGGGAAATGCCAGTTGAAGATTATTATGAATCTGATTATACTAAAATACCTGAAAAACTTTTGGATGAATCAAAAGATAAAAATAATATTAAAATAAATGATAAAAAAACCATTATTTTCCCTTGGATAAAAACAAATAATTTCTATACATTATCATGCAGTGATGCATATTTCAAAAATGATCCAACACAAAAAGCACAAATACTTATAGATAATCCATTATCTAATACTTGTACATTTGATAATATAAGTACAGCAGAAAAGTTTGTAGATGATAAAAAACGATATTCTGATACAACAAATTTAAGCACGTATGTGACTTAGTGCATTTTCTAATATTTATATATAATAAAAGTAAAGGATATTATGTCCACTGCATCTGCTACCACATTTGATACTGCAATACCAACTAAATGTGTAAGTGAGTCAACAGAGGATAATAAAATTATAACTGTAACCAGTGGAGAAATATGTACTATAGAAACTGCAAAACAATATGGTATTTTTGGAGAGAGTACATATTTCAATACATTTTTGTCACAATCTGATGCAGAAAGTATCGATATTTTAACTAATAATATGGCAAATCCTAATTCAAAATATGCACTATGTAGTATAAAAACGAATAAAAATACTAATGATACTGCATTCAAAAATTGTGTGCTCAGTACACAGAATCCTTGGAAAACCTTGCATGTAGATTTTAATACATCCAATGAAAAATGTATGCTTCCATTTAATATAACTTTACCATCTGTTCTAAATTATAACAAAGATGAGTCGACAATTATAGACAAACCAATGAAGATAGCAATATGGAAATCAAAGCGTGATTATTGTCAAGAAAAATGGTATGATTGGTTTTCTATTCCCGATTATCATTTAGGTAATAAATTTTCATTAAGTAGTAATTTACAAAAATGTTTACAACCTTGTCAAATAGGATTTGTCCCGTCTGTTGAAAATCCTGATAAATGTGTTATTAAAAGTGATTATGATGATGGGTATTTTGCTAATACATTCAATTATTTGCCTATAGCATTAATTGTATTATTAGGAAGTACATCCCAGACATTATTATCTAAATACAAAGATTTAATGCAGACATCGAACTTAGAAAAAAACAAGGATATCTATATTGATAATATCTTACACTCCTATATTACAAGTGATGCAAAAGCACTAAATAATATTTATACAGATATCAAAACAGATTTAAGATATAATATCAATAATCTTATGCAATTACCTTTTGATGAAAAAAATATTGTAGCACCATTCTTTAAAGCAGATAGAATACCTGTTAACCCTATCACTAAATCAAGAATATTAGAAGCCTATAATATAGCACAAACATTTTATGAATTAAGCACAGCAAAAGATCCAACAAATTATAATAAATGGAAACAGCAATTACTAGACATAAATGGTTACAAAATGCAGGATACTAAATTTTACAAACAACTATTAACTTTGAAAGCCGCATGTAATATAGCATTTGGTGGAAACAATCTTACAGACAGTAATGATAAAATGTATAGTGAAGAATATATTCTTTATATGTTGAATGAAGGTGCGAGTGATAAGGATGTGAAACCCCCTATTTTTTTTAAAATATCTGAAGAAGATAAAATAGCAGCCATTTCAAAAAATTCAGCAGAGAATGCAATATCAGCTGATAGTAAAACAATAAAAAAACAAACACAAATTATCAATAATAATAGGCGACAACTTGCAAAAATAAATGAAGATAAAATTGAACTAACAAACCCTGATTTGAATATTAATAAATATGATCTTGAAAAACCTGTTGATAATTCAAAGAAACCCAAAAGTATTTTTACATTCAAAAATCTAATAATCACATTTATTTTCATATTATTGATGATTGTTTTCGGAAGTGTTATATATATAATTGTATCTTCATTATGGACTCCTATATCAAAACTGTTTAATATAATAATTCTAGCATTATATAAATTTAACATGGTATTGGCAGATGCATTTAAAGGAAAATATACAGCATCAACATTGAATAGAGATATTGTCGAATTACAACAAAAGTTCGTTAGCAATATTATACAAACTGATAAAAAAAATTATAAAATAATTGATTAGTCCAAACTAAGAAATGAATTTGAATAATTATTGAGTTCCTTCACAATTATATTTCCATCATCAATAACGATATAATTGTATTTTTTGTCATCAAATGCTTCTTTTAACATCAGGTCAAGAAACCATATTTTATTTTTTAAAGTAATATATTCAGTAATAGTATGTCCTACAAACATATATTCAATATTTAATATATTAAATAATTTATCAATATCTTGTTTACAATCTTGTGTACGAGTAAAAAGAATACCATTTTCATTATCAAGAATCAGATTATTTAAAATAATTTCTTCATTTAATGTCATCGGGAAGTCATTTACATATTTATACCAAATCAAATTTAAATCATTAATTGTTTTATTATATATATCAAGCATATACCAATGACGCTTCTTAAAGCCTCCATGACAAAATAAATAATCTTTCAAATGTAATAAAACCGGTCTAGACGCAATAATGTCTCTCAAATGAGGTTTCCTTTTGATTTTATTCATATTCAATAATTCGTGATTGCCAATTACTGAAATAAAATCACAATTATTTTGTTGTGCTAGATGTTTCAATTTATCAGTATAATAAATTAACTTAAAATGATGTTTATCATCTATATCTTTGTTATCAATAGTTTTTGGATCAATTTGGTCACCTAATTGTACAACAATTGTATTTGGCTCTGCTATCCATTGATCATTGTCATTGATTATTTTAGCATTCTGAAGAATATCCTTGAATCTATATATATCCGCGTGCACATCTGCTATGATAATCATTTTAGAAGTATTCATTGGCAATGGAGCGCTTAAACATATTGTATTTATTATAAAATTACAAAGTAAAAATATTTTGAATAAACTAAAATGTGTTATCATATTCATCATACTATAGCTAATATATGCTTATATATATTTTTACACTGCTAATCGTAAAAAATGACACAATAGTTTTACAACTATGGAATAAGAGATGACAGAGTACATTTTGGCATCTGGAGAGATGCTAGAAGCAGGTGTAGACGAATCTAACAGAGGCGGACTTATCTTCGATGTATTTGCAGCGTGTGTAGTATTACCAAATGAATTTCCTGATGAAAAATATAAAGAAATCAAGGATTCGAAAAAATTGTCTCGTAAAAAACGTGAAGAACTAGCTAGCTATATAGAAAAAATAGCTATAACTTATGGTGTTGGTTCAGCATCTAATGAAGAAATTGATGCAACCAATATTTTGACAGCAACAATGAAAGCCATGCATAGAGCAATAAATGAAGCTTATAAAAAACATCCATTCAATAAATTGCAAATAGATGGTCCACATTTTACAGGATATATTCCACCTGGGCTAGATGCTGAACCAATACCACATCAAAATATAATAAAGGGCGACTCGAAATATCTCAACATAGCCGCTGCATCTATATTAGCTAAACATTATCATGATACAAAATTCTTGAAATTGATTGATGATAATCCTGAACTTGAAAAATATGATTTGAGAAAAAATCAGGGATATGGAACTGCAAAACATCTAGCAGCTATTAAACAATATGGTATAACAAAATTTCATAGAAAAACATTTGGACCATGTAAAAATAATTAGAACATTTTATTAAATTCATATTCAATATATTTGCGAACTACAAATCGATCAAGATAGTAAGATGTTGTCAAAAAAATTACTGCGGCAAACAAATAACATAACATTTTAGATAAAAATATTGACATAATGCTTATATGTCAGAACGATCTGGGAAAAGACCATTTACGCAAATAATATATACAAATCCTTCTATTGGCGATGATATATTTGGTAAATTAAAAACTTGATTATCACCACCATATTTATTGCCTAGAACATAATATAAAGTGGGGTAATCAACAACTTTGAGTGTATGTCCATCACATACAGCAAAATCTTTTGGAGCATAATTGCCTGCAAACATCAATATAGTTCCTATGTAACAACACTCCATACTTATTATGTATATATAAAAAATATTTACATATGTTTACCCAAATGAATTCAGATATTTATCAAACACTTCAAAGTACATTTCCATATGCTGGACAAAAAAATATTTGTGATACTGTTTCTAAATTGCAAAAATCAAACAAGGCATCAATTGTCAAAACTGATTATGAAGCACTTTGTCAAATAATTATGCAAGAATATAAATATTTATGTTATTCAGAAATAGTACAAATAATCAGTGAATTACATTACAAAAATGATGAAAATATGCAGTATTTAGCATGTCTATATTAGTTATCTGTTATACATGATGATTTATCATATGACTTAGGCATATAAGAATGAATTACATCATCTTCGTCTTTAAACGCTTCTCGTTGTAATCTCTTAGAATATTTGAATTGTGCTCTTGATATTTTTTGTGGTTCTAGCAAAGTTACTAGAATAGTATGAATTGGAGCATCACCATATCTATAATAAAAAATACCACCATGCATATCTATTTCATTTAAAATCTTAGTAACATCATCTCGTTTCCAAAACTTGGTAGCAGTTACAAAGAAATTATTATAGTACATTAGAGGCATTTGAGTAATAAATTCAGTTTCAGTATATTCTTTATTATTTATAATGCTTTGAATTTTCTTGAAGCGGTCATAATATGGATTACCGGATGTTAATTTAGCTTGAATAAACATGCCACTATCAATCTGACTTTTGTGTTCAGGTAAAAGTTTTTCAAACATTTCTTTCATACCATAATTACATAAACCACAATCAACATGTACTAAGTTTGATATATATACTAAATCCTTATTAAGTGCAAGTGCAAACAAATCATCTTTAATAGGTTCTTCAATGATACTATCATCATCTAGACGCATTACATAATCATAACCTTCCGTATATTTAAAGAATTTCTTCACCCAAAAATAACACATCAATCTATATTTGAGATTTCGCCAATAAGGAACAGGTTGCAGAGCTATTAAACTACGAACTTTATCTTTATCAATGTGTGAAGGTATCTGGAAATCTTCCTTATCAATCTCTTTAAATGTAACCAGATGTCTCTGATTTTCTCTTATACTTTTGATGATTTCTTCCTGAGATCTTTGATCATAATCACCTTCATGTAATATTATAATAGGATAATTATATTTTTGATTAAAATTCCTGAATAAAAAATATAGACAAGTTTTGAGATAAACTTTTCTTTCAACTGTATTTTGTGTCAATATAAAAATTGCAGCTTTTATTGACGACATGTATATTTAATTGCTATTTAGTAATCTTTATATTATTTAGACCTAGAAATATCATCTAGAACGAGAAATCTTACTTGGTATAGGTATTTGATTAATGCTGATTCTAGGTAAATTAACTGGGTCTAAAGAGCTAGAACTAGTTGTTGTAGCAACAGATGATGTTTTCGATGAAATACATTTTTGTAATTGTTTGTTAAGCTTGTCAATCTTTTTCTTGTTTTCTTGATTATATTGTTTTGCTTCAGATAAACTTAATCTAACCTCATCAGTCTGTGATAAAAATGTATTTATTCCTTGTATATAATAATTATTAAAATCTTCAAATTGTTTAATTTGTGCATCTGTTAATGCTTTTTTATAATAGGCCATTGAGAATAATTCACAATCTAATTCACCGCCTTTATTTATTATAATTGGAGAGGATCCGAGCGTGATTATATCAGTTTTAATCAAAGGATATTCGAATTTAGGTAGTGAATCAATTTTGAATTGTACCTGATTAGAGACATTTTTATTAAAAACTAAACTTAAGAGTATTGGTTTGCCATTTTCTAAAATGCTTATATTTTGGGTAGTAAGTTGTCTTTCATCATTACCGATCGTTATCCATATATCAACTTCTGTAGCAGATTTCTTTTTGAATTCCAAGGAAACACGATTTGGTTGATATGTTGGTGATGTATTACTTGTGTCACCTGTAGACAAAGTATTTCCTAATAATTCAAACATTGTGTGATTTCCTTTAATAGCATTAGTATTAAATTTGACCATAAATAAAATTGTAAATTCAGTCAATTCATAAGAAGATTCATCATTTGCAAATTTTAATGCAATTGGTCCCTTCATTTCAATCCCATTTAATATTGCACTTTCAACGTACGTATTATGTGTAGTAAAAGACATTGATGGATTATAAGTAAAATATGCTAATGTATTGGAATCATCAATAGATGTATCAAAATCATACCATTTCTTATCTGCTTGTATTATTTTATTCTTTTTATTATACGTAGTCAATAATAAAAAATTATCATCATATGCAGGGATAACATCTTGATACGTTGATGATGATGTGGTAAAATATTCAATATTTCTTGGCCTCAAGTGATTAAGTAGATAAAGACTAATTGTTATAAAGAAACTTAACAAAAATGATATTGAATAAACTAATTGTTTCATTTATTTTATACTATCTAATATAAAAATATATAAAGATTTATCAAAATAGTAATATATATAAAATGCCATCAGAAGAAAAGGTAGTCAAAAATGTTGTTTTTTCTGAAGCTAAAAAGAAGAAATCAAAAAAAGATGATGAAGATGAGAATGTTCTAGAAGAACTTATAAATGATGATAAACCAGAAGATGATGACGAAATTGATGACGATGAAGATGAAGATGACGATGAAGATGAAGATGAAGATGAAGATGACGATGAAGATGAAGATGAAGGTGATGGGCTAACAGATGTTGGGTTATACAATGTATTGGGTAATTTCTTGATGGATGAGGATGGTAATTCAATTGGTATCTCACTATCAAATATTGCAAAAGAATTAGCTAAACTGAATCATAGTCTTAAGAAATATGTTAGCAAGAATTGAGATACATAATCCATTTTGATTTTTCAAGTTTAATATTTTTATTTTGATCTTTGATATAAAGACCATATTGTCCAAGTAACAATTGAGTTCCATCTTCAAGTGTTTTAGGTAATGAAGATAAGAATCTGATATCTTGATCAGTTAATTTATCAGCAGATAATCCTCTCCAATTTAAATATGATTCAATATTCATATATTTGTTTTGTTCTGAATTATAATAGCAATATCCATATTTAGTTTTAACTATACCAGTAGATTTATCTCTTGATGTCTTCGAATTAGTATTTACTATTATGGATATGGGTAATAAATGATTATTATAGAACTCATCCAGTATCAATCTTTTAGTTATGATTTTATTACTGATATCATCCAAATCACTTTCCATCTTTGAAGTAAAATGTATATCTAGTAAGAATGGCACAATGGTTTTAAGATGGTTTATTATATCAACAGCAAGTGTTGTAGGAACTAAGAGATCCTTTGATTTTCCGCCAATTGTTATTTTGTCCTGAATTTCTGCGATATTATCATTATTATTTTTTACATATTTATGAACTATAAATTCTTTCTGTGGATTTTGTCCTTTAATAACATAATGTTTTTGAAATAACTTATCTATAATAGAAGTGTATGTCGATGGTCTACCTATTCCTTCTTTTTCGAGTGCTTTGATAAGACCAATTTCATTATATAAAGATGGTGGATTATCAATATTTGGCAATCCAATATACTCCAAACATTTAAGATTTTCGTTTGTCAAACTTTCCTTAAATGCGTTCAAAGATATACTATCATCATTATCTTGATATACAACTAAATATCCTTTTGATATAAGAAATGATTTTGCGTATCTAAATAGATAATTCAAATTATCATAATATAGTAGTATTTCAAGGTTTGTATATTCAGCATTTATCATCTGTGATGCAACAGTGCGCTTCCATATTAATTTGTATAACTTATTATGCTCATCTGATAGATTTGACAAATGTGTCTCGCGAATATTAGTAATACGAATAGCCTCATGTGCTTCCTGAGCATTTGCTATTTTATTTTTATAATTTCTAAATTTAGCAGAATCTTGCCCATATGTTTCTTTGACATATGCAATAATAATGTTTTTGAAATCATTAGAAATATTCGTTGAGTCTGTTCTCATATATGTAATGTGACCATTTTCATATAGTTCCTGTGCAAGTTGCATAGTTTTTTTTGATGTGAATCTATGCCTTGTATATGCATCTTGTTGCAAAGTCGTGGTAGTATATGGTGCACTGGGGCTTTCTTGATGTGGTTTCTCATTTACTGTAATAGATGGCTTGTCCTTCAAATTTAATGCTGATAAAATCTCAATTAATGTATTTTTATCTGATATTTTTAAGATTTCAAGGTTAGACTTATCACAGAGCTTGAATTCTAGTTTACTTTTGTTACTTTTATTTAGAATATATATGCCAACAATATTCCAATAAGAGTGTGCTGAAAACTCTTGAATACTTTGCATCATATTTACTATCATCATTAATGCAACTGATTGTACTCTCCCTACACTCAAAGTATTATCATTGAACTTACTCCATAATAATGGTGATAATTTATAACCGACTAATCTATCAATAAAACGACGTGCTTCTTGTGCACAAACCATATCTTGATTTATTTCTTGTGGTGTATTAATAGCTTCAGTTACTGCTTTTTTTGTAATTTCGTGGAATTTAATACGATGACAAGGTTTGTTTTTTAAGACATCTTTTATTGAGTTATAAATATGATGGGCAATTGCTTCCCCTTCAGTATCTGGATCAGATGCTAAATAGATAGCAGATGCTTTACGAACATTTGTTCTTATATTGTCAATAATTTTATGTTTTGTTACTTGATATGTACCTTCCCATGTATTAGTATCAATTCCTAAATTAGATTTAGGTAAATCACAAATGTGTCCTAAGGAACAAATCACTGTATATTTATTATCAAGATATTTTGCAATAGTTTTTGTTTTAGTGTAGCTTTCTACAATAATGAGAGGTTGCATTTTTGAATAATATATTAGTTATGTATAAAATCATTTTTTATATTATTTCGATTGCATAGTAGGAGGGCAATCATAAGAAAGAGTAGCCCAATTACTATTTGATTCTAGTTTTATGAGTTCAGTAGAATCATAATCTGATTTTGGCACACATCTACCATATAATTGAGTATTCAAATATAAATTTTGATTTTTTGTAAAAGCTGGACAATACGATGATATTCCTGCGCCATCATATATACCCTCCAATCCATCATTTGCTCTGACAGATAATGGTTCAAGTGGTTTAGAAAAATATGTAAATTCTTGTGTTGTCTGCGTGGAATTTGTTCCGAATTCTGGTAAGTCTTGTGTAAGTTTTTGTTGATATGCATCATCTATGGCAAATTGTTCAAGTATAGAATGATCAAAGAACACCCAAAATAATACAATAACTAGTAATAAAAATAGTACAAAAATATAATGTACATTTGATTTAGATTTTGGCATAAGTATCTATTTAGAAATCACAAAATATTCTTTACAAGATTCGACAAATCGTGAATTTTTTTCTCCCATAATTTAGGAGACCTTTCTTGTAAGATACTTTGATAAATATTCTGTAACTCAAATCTCTTATCTTCTATCAACTTCATACGACTCTTGAGTACATTATCACATTCTATAATATTCATTTTCCAAAATTCTTCAATATCATCTCGTGTATCTATGTCTATATCATTATCCGTGTAAATATTTATTTTTCTGATAGCCCATCTATTGATTGTCTGTCTTGTGTATATATACATCCCGATATGCTGTAATTGTACATTGATAATATGATGTTTTAATACTTTGACATCTCTTAATAAATATAAAAAATCTTGTAAAGTACATTTTTTATTGTTTAAATATATACGTAATTTTGAATCTGTATCATCTGGTAGTATAGCATTTATGCATTCATTTTGCTCACAAAAAGAAGACTTGAACATTGACACTATATCATCTTCACTAAGACCATTATCAAACCATTTTTTATTACAAGCTTTTAAATCATTAATACAAATATTATCAATAGTTTTAAAGAAAGTCACATCATCTGAATTGATAGATATATTAACAGAATGGCTATTATCAGATCCTATTCTTGTTATATTTTTAATAGTGACATCAGTCATATCATAAAACATACTGTCCTTTAGATGCGAAACATAGTATTTTTTTTTGAATACTGGTTTTTCAAATACTATGTTCATTTTATATTCTATTTTTTCTGTTATTTAGTAAGATATACGATATATATATGGAAACGCATGAAAGAAGTGGCATTATAAATTTATTAATAGCTTATATCAAAGACGAAATATTAAAATCAGATATTAGAACAGAAATTATTAAACCAATACTTGTGTATTTATTATACTATATTATCCCATTTGTTATCATATTCATATTTTTGAATTTTCTGGCAACCATAGCAGCCGTTTTCCTAGTTTCTTATTTACGAAAATAAAAAGTATAACATATATAATAGATATGGGTAAAAAAACTGGCGGAAACATATTAAATAATATGGTAAATGGCGTTTTTGGTTCTGGTCCAACTGTCCCAGATGGAGTGTCAACATCTTCATTAACAGGAAATATGGTTGGTGGTCGTAAACCAAGAGGAAAACAAAGCTCTAAAAAGCTTAAAAAGGGTGGTACAAATTTGACCCCATTTTTAACAGCAATAATGGCATTAGGTTTACGATATGCCAATGAAGCTGTGGATG